CATGCCGTTGAGTAGCCAGATCCACCACCGCTTATGTTACTGGACTGAATGGTGTAAGAACAGCCAGCACAGTTTGAGTTAAGGCTTGTTGTACAGTACCAGCACTGCTCTGTCTGTGTTGTTACGCAAGGGTTGCCAGCGGGACAAATTCTTGTACGGGTTCTTGTGTGGCTTGCAGAACAAGCACTCCACTCACCCCAAGTACCACATGCGCTTTCTGCAGATGCACTGCAAACGCAAGGGGTAGCGCAAACTGGATATGCTATTGAACTGCATGCTGTTGAATATCCAGACCCACTACCGCTTATGTTAGTTGATTCTATTGTTTGGCTACAACCAGCACAATTAAAATTAACGCTTGTTGTACAGTACCAGCAATTTTCAGTTAATACATCGTCACTTTCAACTATAGTACAATCTAACATATTTTCAATCTTAGTTCTAGTTTTTGTTCTAGTTCCATTAGAACATTCAGAATATGGTCCGTACTCAGTATATGTAGTAGATACGCAACATGATGGAGTAGTATAACATGCAATGGAGTAGCCAGATCCAGTTGCACTTACATTTGTTGGTGACTCAAAAGTACTGCAAGATATTGGTGTCGATTGAACATAAGAAACACAATACCATGTACCTGTTGTTTCACAAATTGGAGCCGATACTTCATAGTCATAAGAAAATGCAGTTAAATCTATATCATTAATTTTTGAAGTTGTTACAGTTACACAGGACGGTTGATCTGATTCTATGTCTGTAACGAATATTGTATTTCCAGTTCTAGAAGCATTTCCATTTGTGCAGCTTAGCTCTATATCAAATGAGCTGATGTCTGAGTAGTTTAATATTGTAACTTTAAAAGAAGTGGCGGTAGCGTCAAATGCTCTTGATAGCATAGCCTGAATACCCCAATTAAGAACTCTAATGCTTTCTGTAACAGTATTACTTTCTTTTAGCGGTATAGATGTTCCGCCTAATGCAGTAACAGATACATTATACAAAGCATTCTCAGTAAGTCCAGTAACTACTGCAGATGAATCTGTAGTAGTTACTGGGTATCCAGGTATAGAAATACCTGTTTGATTTCTTTTTATATCTACACGATATTGTGTTGCATTTGTAGAAAGCCAATCTACAGAAAATGATGTTCTTGTTCTATTAGAAAATGTAATAGTTGGATCTTCAATAACTCCTGGCTGCCAGTCTATAAACGCAAGCTCTTGAGTTGGACCAATTTCAGAATATCTTACACCAGTAAATTCTCTATAATAATCATCAGCTATGATTGACAGCTCCCACTGATAGCTATCATTAGGGTCTAAACTATTTGGCAAATTGATTGTTACTGAAGTGTCAGTGAGCAATACTGGTTCTGGCACATAAAGCTTTTGAACACCTGCACTATCATATAAGCTTATTATCTGTGACCACATATATGTCGGAACCTGAGCGGGTGTTATTGTTGCTGGATCGTATGCCCAAGATAGGGTTACAGATGTCTGAGTTTCATCTGTAATATCAAATGATGATATGTTAAACCAGTATCTGGCTGCAATTCCTAGGCCTGGAAAATTAACATCAGCTTCCCCACTACTATTTTCAGCTTTTATTTTGCCTCTAAATTTTACTTTATTAAGCACATTTGCTTTTGTTATTAATGGCCTGTTAGATGCGCTCACTGGGACTTGATATAGATAATCTGCATCTGAATAATCATCATATTGTTTAACTACAGGTGTTATTAAATCTGTCCATGTAGAATATGGAGGATCTGATTTTTGTATATACATAGTAAATTTTGTAGGCTCTTCATTCCATTGGCCTCTTACTAAATACATTTTGTCCCCATTAAAAGGAGAATCTATTGATTCAAATCCGTCAGAGCTAATAAATGTAAGTGATGGTGGATTTGCTGTTTCAGCATTAGGCACATTAGTTCCAAATATTTTAAACCAAAGTCCTGACGTTCCTAGTTGCCAAACACTTTTTACTCTTAGCCAGCCATCAATAACCCATGGGTTAGAGCTTAATCCAGAGTTTATTGTGTCTGAAACAGAAGCTTTTCTCCAGATGCTTCGAATCTTTACCCATCCGTTTATATTATGAGCACCAGTATCGGTTGCGCTAGTTTTTCTCCAGATGCTCATTATGCTTTCCTACTTAATATTATGTCTCCAACAGAAAACGCTTTAGTTCCTTGATCTCCATCATTAAATTGTGATCTAGAAGATGCTCCGTCTGGATAATTGTTTCCAGCATAAAAGAAAGCTCTACCCGTAGTCAAAAATCCATCTTGATTTTGTACAACCGTTGTATCTCCAGCTGTTCCATTGTTGTCGCTTTGAACAGCTAATGCAATTTTAAAAGCAGCATAAGCTTTTTTATCTGGATTTATTGAAAAAATTCCATTTTCATAAACAATAGATCTGTTTCCTAGGCTAAAGTTTCCAGCAGATTTTGTTACCCCACCTATAGTTGTGCTTTTGCCAAGAAGGTAATCACTTGAAAAACTAGCTCCGCCCAAAAATACGTTAGATGCAACTAAATCTGTTTTAACTTTAAACTCAGATCCATTGTATGTTAAGTTGCCATTAGCTAGTCTAAAATTACCAGATGAGGATATATAATCAATATTGCCTGGGTTTCCAGTTCCGCTTCCTGTCTCTGGGTTCCATGTGCCTGGATCGGGTGAATCTGCGCCAGTATTTGCTGCGTACCAATTTGTAGGATTCCAAAAGAAAACATTTGATCCAACAATATTTCCTCCAGCAATTGTTCCCTGTAAACCATCTAGTTTAACTTTTACTGTGCTACTTCCATCGATAAATGATTCTAAAAACTTTCCGTTTATTTTCCATCCACTAGTTATCTTTTTGCTTGTTGCATCATACAATCCAAAGTATCCTGACCTGGCCTCTATAGATCCAGATAGTGTTGCTTCCTTTGCAATTAAAGATCCACCATATGTTACTGAGAAATTAGGACCAGGAGTTCCTGCCCTATTTCCGCCTGCCCAAATAGCAATATCTGATAAAGTTGTTGTATTATAAAAGCCAATATTTTCTCCGTTATTAATAGAAGTATCGGTAATGGCCCAACCACCAATACTTCCCTTCCTTGCAATAATTCCATTAACTGGATCTAGCTGAGCATAAATTCCATTTGTTGTATTTGTAACCTGTATGCCAGAACCTACTGTGGATCCAAGCACTGTAGCAAGTTGCCCAATTTCTACCTTGCCACCAGATGTTCCAGGAACGGTAACCCTCAGCTGTCCAGGGAACACAGTGTCAACACCATTGACTTTAATTGTACCGCCAATATCTATTGAGCCAAGTATTCCAGATGATGCTTTTATTACTCCACTGAGTTCTGCATTAACCGCTTTAACCAATCCATCAGTATCAACTTCAAAATTAGAACCAACCTTAATTGTTCCACCAGTAATATGAAGATTTTTTGCTTTTACATATCCTGCACTAGTTACTGAGAATTTAGCATCTTCATTTGCATTTACTGAATACCCACCAGCTACTCCTCCGCCTGCCCAAAATGCGTAGGTGCCGCTTGGAGATAAGCCAGCATACGTTCCAGTTGTTGCATTTAAAGTATTTTCAATTTTGCCGCTAGATATAACCCAGTTAGCAATTTTTGCTTTTTGAGTTATAAATGTTGCTGTAACACCGTTGTCTTCACCAATTATTTGCGTTGTTGGATTTGTTCCATTTAAATCATTTGAGTCGTATAAAAATAAACCACGCTTATTTATAAGCATTCTTGCACCAGATAAAACTGGATTGTCATTAGCATCTAAAGTGCCAGCAAAAATAGATCCATCTGTTTTTATCTTGACAGGATTTTCAATTAAAGAAAGAGATGCGACATCTATTATAGTAACCGAAACTGCAGCAGAAATAGTAGCAAGACCCTCTTCACATGTCCACTGGCCTTTAACCCAAACTATATTGCCAGCATTTGCTTCATCGTAAACAATCACTGGGCTTGAGTTAGAAGACGCAACAAGAGAGTAAGTTCCGTTTTCTGTCGAACTTTGGTAAACCTTTATTCCAGTAGCACTGGCATTTAAATTAGAAGATACGCTATACCCATTAGACAATGCTGTTACAGATATAGTGGTTGTAATTCCAGAAAGAGGATTTGGTTTTACTGCTGTTGCTAATCCAGATATTGCAACTTGCGTTGTATTTTCATTTCTATATATATCAAGGTCCGTAACATATCCGCTTGAAAAAGAGCTTGGGCTATCTCCGAATGCGTCTATAATTTTTGATCTAGTTATCTTGACTGAAGTTGTTGCAGATGCTGCTGCAGAAACTGGATACTCAAAGGATCTAGTTTTGGTTCCAGATGTAAGGTGTACTATAACATAAGATGGTAAATTTAGTGCTGGCATCGTGAAAGAAACATCTAAGTCTCTAACATTCCATACAGCTGATGGATTAATTACTGGGTCTGGAGGTAGGTCATCAAATACAATTTGATCATAAGCTTTTCCTTCAACAATTGGGGAATCAATAGACTGGCACCCAGAATCAGACAAGTGATTTAATTTAACATATACTGTATTCAATGTATATAATGTTATTGATGCTGGACCAAAGCCTGTGTACCTAAGAACCCAATTATATGGAGATGCTGTTTCTGAAACATAAACTCTAGTTTCTCTGTATGTTCCAATTTTAGTTGCAGGATCTTGCCAAGAAACAATTATGCTGCTATCTGCACTTACAACTGTAGGGGCAAGCGTCGATGCTACACATATAGGGTCTACATAAACAGGTATAGTAAATGGACAATCGTCAGATGATCCGTCTCCATATATACTTGTTATCTTTCCTGTTATTGTTGTTTGAAACACTCCGCCAAAGTTTGCCATGTTATTTGCTTGGCTAAGTGTATAGCTGTATTGGCTTACTCCAGCTTTTGTAGCAAATGGGACGAAGATTGGCTCTTCTCCTGCTGCAGTTAAAGTTAATTGGAAAAGTCTTATTCTTTCATCACGAGTTACATTGTCTTCTAAAAATGGCTTTTCCCAAGAAACTTTTAAATCTGCAGTGCTTTCATCCCATACCGCAACAACATTAATTGGGCAAGTTCTTCTTGGGCCAGGTGTTCTAAAATTAAATCTGTCAGAGAACTCGCTTGTACCTAAAGTTTTATCGCTAAACACCCAGGCTGCTTGAAGAGCATAATCGGTACTACAATCTAAATCTGGAATTACAACATCCCAGTAATCACCATCTTGTTTTTGTGTGATACCTAGATCTGGATATTGTTCTGACATGCTAAACTCCGAACGATAGGTCTAGTTTAAATTCTATTGCTGCTTCTCTTCCAATTACTTTAATTAATGTTGAATCCAACATAGATCTGGCAATCAGTCCATACTCTGGGTCAAAGGTGTCCTCATCATTTATTCTAAGACCATCCATAGATACGGATGTTTGAGCAGATGTTGGAGTAACTACAATACCTAATTTTACAACGCTTTGTGCATTAAATGTTCCTGTTGATACTCCAGCAGACATATTTAAATTTTTAATATTATAACCAACTGAATGTCCAGTAAATGTAAATTGCAGATAATCTGTATCTGAGCTATATAGTCTTACTTTTAATGAAGACAGATTAGCATCATTTACTTTATATGAAAATGATAATGTGTCTGATGGGTTATATCCAGATAGGTCTATATCTCCAAGGTCATAGGTATATTCTTTTGCCGCCGCCCCGTTTGAAGTAAATATTAATGAGCTGTCTCCAACTCTATAATCAGTTTGATCTAATGCTGGTTCTGGGCTCCACTTGTATGGTAATTCAAAGTTAGATATGAACTTGCTTTCGTATAAATTCTTTGAGTAAGATTGTCCAGAGTATATTCCAATCTCGTTAATCTTACCTGCAATGTTTGTAGGAATTGTAGCAGAATATATAACTGTATACCTTGCTGGTGATACAGATGTGTCTATATCTATTCCGCCCTGCCTAATTGGAACTCTATAAAATTCAAATCCTAATCTTGAGTTTGTGTTAGATAAAGCATACTCAGTTGATGTTGCAATTCCTAATGCCATCTCCTTTGAAGAAAATGCGGAGTTACCAGCAACAAAGTTGGCTAGAAATCTTTTACCAAATTTAGTTATCATGATCTTCCTCCTTGCGTATCTGATATTGTTATTGCATAAAGGAAGCCATCTATTTGCTCTTCACTTGAATTATAAATTCTAAACTTTGCTCTCGCCCTTTGCATTCCAGATGCATCCTCATATAGCTCAAAGCCTTTTAAGACTATGTCTGAAAGTTGTGGCCTCTTTCCAGTCCTTGGATCTGGATCCCCGTCTCCAGGAGCTCCACCAGAAGCTGTTGCTGAGAATGGAAACGATGCGGTAGAGGCTTGAGTCTCTCCAGACTTGCCTTTCCATACTGCAGCTAAGCGTGGGTCATCATCAAATATGACCGCAATTTTTCCTGCTTCGATTCCCATTTATTTATTATACCATTACGTTATTAGATCGCTCTACACGAAACTGTGGTAGTTACCCCTTCCGAATACTCTAATGAGCACCTTGTTATTATGTATTTATCGCTGGTTTCTGTCATTCCCAGAATGGGATAATTTATAGTAACAATATCTCCAGCGGAAAGAATTGGGTTTCCAAAAACTGTCATGTCTATGAACTTTCCTTTATTTAAGCTATTAGATTTAATCCATTCAGCCAAGGCTTTTGCATCTTCTTGTGTTTGAATCCATGAAGAGTCAAATACAACAGACTCTTTATTTTCTGAATCCGTGGACTGATCTGTATCATAATCTATTGCTCCAGAACGCTGAATCTTGTTTCCAAGGATGTATAGGCTGGTGTAATTATTATCGTGAAGAACTACTGAAGTAGATGTATTATTTAATAAATAGGCTTCGGCAGAAAATGGCTGTAGTCTTTGGTCTAATACTGTTACAAATTTATTGTTTGCGGTTCTAACCTGAATTGGAACTGCAGGCCTATCCTGATAAGATTCTTTCACTTTTCTTATTTCTCTTCCGATAGTACCAAATTCATATAGAGATCCTGATTGATCTGCAACATCCTTGCCGTTATTATATATTAAATCTCCGTACAGCATTGATAAAGTGTCATCTGCGTACAAACCATTATACTGGTAAGCCTTGCTTGAATTTTTTGTTTTATAAGTTGGCTCATCAATGCTCTTGGCATATACGAATTCAAAGTAAGCAATGCCCTGGCCGCAATGTAGGCCTATGTTTTTTGTAATAGAAGTTGGAGGAATATAATCATTTACAGAATCAGATCCTGAATCAACTGCTGTTATCTTATACCCATTTATAAAAGCAGTAATAGTATTTTTAAATGTACCCCCAGATACAGATTCCCTTTTAACAAGGACGTCGACTGAGTATGAGCTTCCTGCATATATACCAGACATTGTTTTTGTAGATGTCTGCTGGCTATCTTTTAAAACAGTTAGCTTATTGTTTAAAACTTTTACAATCATAATATCTTTTTGCAAGCCAGCGAACGCAGTAGTACGAATTAGAATATAATATCCGTTTTTACCAGTTGAATCAAGACAGAATCCGATGCCGCCGACTTGTTCTGGGCTTACATCTTGACTGTCAAAAAACATTCTTGTTCCGCAAGACATGTATGAATCAGATGTATTAATTGAATTAAATGGCTTTACTACAATATCAAAAGTCTTCTTATCTTTGTCTAAGTTAGATACCGTAAGAAAGCTTTTTGATACAGTTTCTCCTGAAGTTCTTGCTGGAGAAGTTACTGATCCAACTCCTGGGACTAGCTTAGCAACATCAGGTGTGGCTAGCGTAATATTGTATTTGTTAAATTTATTTGAATCTGTTTCTCCAGCACCATTAACATAGGATCCCAAAGTTTTTTTGTGTATGGACTTAGAGGTAGATAAGGCACCCCTTGTTTTAATATTATATTCTCCTGTTGGGTAGAAATTTTTATATCCTGGTTTTTTCAAAGCCTCGTACTTCCATATATCCGATTGGCTTTTAATCAAAACGGGAATAGGCACACTGCCTCCTGCTGGAACGTATTGATACCATAAGCCATCATACTCAATAATTTCTCCGTTAATCATAACATAACCGCTGAATGCATCAAGTACCTTGTCTGGTCTTGCTGAGTTTATTGTGTTTGGGCTTAGCTGAAATACTGTAGTGTCATCATTAATATCTGTAGATAGTGATCCAGCTCCAAGAAATGAATCTTCAGAGGTCCAAAGTGGTGAACTTGAAGTGCTGTTTGCTGCAACAAATGCTGTAGCGTATCTTACTCTAACCTGGTTTGCAGAAAATATTTCTCTCGAAGACAGTTTTATTATGTTAGGAGCATACGTAACTGTTTGCCCAGTTTTAATTTCTTCGCTTGTAAATGTCCAAGATGGAGTTGCAGATTTGTCATAGATTAAATTTCTGCTATAAAAATTTAACACATTGTTTTCATCAACAAATGCGTTCATCTGAATATCTCTACACAATTCTTGCAATACATCCCATACGGTTTTATCTCCATCAGACCACCAATAAGATAAAGATGGAATTGAATTGTCATCAATAACACCATTTGTTCTTTTAACATTAATCTTGTAGTTAGAGAATCCAACAGAGTCTAGAACTCTTTTTATAATTGCTGTTATTGGTGAATCTTGAACTAGTAACTGTGGACATAAAGTATCTTGCAATATCTTAGCTGCATCTGTTGCCTCAACAGAAGCATCTCCAAATTCAGATATGGACCATGAGTTAACATAGAAAGTTCCTTGCACAGTTTTTTGTGAGGATGTTCCATCTCCAATGTTAACATGAGGCTTAATAACTGCATTCTTAAATAGATATATCTTTGTGTTATCTATAGTATTCTTTACATTGTATTCAACAATGGATCTTGAAGTTGTATGTGGCTTCATTAATGACATGCTTAAATAGTTTGCTGTAATTATTCCAACTGGAACAATTGATCCGTCATCTGCTGATGTTTCTTTGTTAATAATAAAGCTTACTATGTCTGAATCAATTGGAAGAACCCATCTTGGGCTAAATTCAATTACACCAATTAACTTGCCCGTATTTGAATTAACTGCAGTTAAAGATATCTTCTTTAGATACTGAGTTGTAGTATATGTAGTAGGTTCTGTTGTTGACCAAGTAGTTCCATTGTAATATATTACTGCTTCCCCGCTTGAATTAAGCGTAGTGCCAGAGGCAGTTATTGTTGTGTTATCCTGCTTAACTCCGCTTATTGTCCAGGAGGTGGGTGTGTCGTGGCTAGTTTCAAACCTAGCAATGATCTTGTTGGCAGGAACTAACTTTGCTACAGTCTTTGCTTCATCTGAAAAGTATTCTAGTGAAAGGTTTATATTTGTATTCTTAGGGGCAAGCCAATATTTGTACACCATATCTGGTCCAGGATAATACAGTCTAGGCTTTGTTCCAAGAGATATGTCGCGGGGTGGTTCAAAAGAGTTTACAGGTGTATCTGTATTATTAGTTGTATTAATTAAATACTTAATACCTGGGGCTAATGGTCTAAATGGTTTATATATTGTATCTATTGGGAATAGCTTCTTAAAAGCATTTGAATAAGCATGGACTATATTTTCTGGAATAGTTGTTGGCTTTATATATTCAACCATAGAATTTAGGTTATATTCCATTACGGCACCAGCCGAAGTTGAAATAGAATATCCCTTTTTAAGTAAATCTTTAGTTGCGTCTGATACCGTTATCATACCTGCTCCAGGGATATATTAACACTCCAGAAGGGCTGTAAGCCTCTTTTAACGACAGTAAAATCACATGATGTAAACATTACAGTGTATGTGTAATCATCGGCTAAAGCCCCGCCTGACTCCTCTATTAACTCTGTAGAAAAGACTGTAGGGTTTAGTTTAATACGAAATGCTCCACGGCCTGCAGCGCTTTCGTAAAAGGCTTTTAAGTCTTCTGCGCCCCAGCCACCATCGACTGTTTCGTTTCTAAAAGACGGAACCATTTCCCAAGATGCGGATACATTTAATTTATCTGCAATAAAATATTTTCTTAATGTTCCATTTGACATTCTTTGGCCAGATTCAATTCTTTCAACATTTAATGAAAGAGGTGCTCTATTATGCTCAGTAACTCTTCTAAATTTTGTTGCAGTTGTTTTATTACTATACGCCAGCCCATTTCTATTTGCAGTTGTAGCGTCATATGTATTTCCTGGTGCAGTAATAGTTGTACCTTTATAATCAAATTGATTATTAGCTGGATCAATTGCAAATGGGTCTAATGCTTCTATATATAGGATTGATCCTTTTGATAAGTTTTGGAAACTCATGGTCTACCAACCTTTCTATTTACTCCAGCAGCCATTTCTCTAAGTCTCATTTCTTTATGAATTGAAGCGGCAACATCATCTGCTGTAAGATTGGTTCCACTTAAAGATACATTTATATTATACAATGAGCTTGAAGAGGAAGCAAGACCGCCTTCGTTAAATTTTACCCTGCCACCGCTTGACATCTTTGGAACATTATAACTAACCATTCCGCCAGAAGCCATTTTATTAATATTGTCTAACATAGGTACGCCAGCTGCTTGGACTGCTTTTGCACTAATTACGTATTCACCATTTGAAAGCATAGCTGGAATTGAATCAGATGTTGCACTGCCAGGACCTGATATATATCCTCCATAAGCTTTTTTAATTCTCTTTCCCATTGTTTTTGTTTTTTCGTCCCATGGACGGATATCAACACCATTGTTATCACTTACATAGGTTTGTCCATTATATTTAAACTTGTACCATGTCTGATCGTTTATGCTAACCATTGTTCCTTGGCCTTTAGAATAAGCTGATTTGAATCCATCAAATACAGTTTTGCCAGTTCCTGTTTGAGCTTTATCTGGGCCGAACTCTACAGTTCCTTTAGGAGGTGTGCCTGGGGCTTTTCCAAGTGCTACCAAAAGATCGGCACGAAGCTTAGCCAAGGTTACTCCTCCAGTAATTGAAGTTGCTAGTTTTTCTACGGCAGCTAAGTCTTTTTGGAATACATCAAGTGCTCCTCCGCTAATTCCAGTTGAAAATACTGGCTTTCCTTTTGCATCAAATCCAGTTGGAGATCCAGTTGGCGCTGTTACTGCAATAGGCTTTCCAGTCTTTGGATCGAAGTACCCACCGAATGCATCCCGAACTGTTTTTGCAGATAGTCCAGATCCAGATCCAGATTTTTGAATCTCTTTTACTAATGCTATTAACTCTGCAGTAATTTTTGCTTGCTCTGCGGCCTTTTCTTTTTCAGGAAGTAGTCTTGAGCTTATTGCTCTAGTGCTTAAATCATTGTATCTTGTTTGGAATCCAGTAATGGTTGTGTTTATTTCACCTGCAAGGGCTGCATTGTCCTGTTGTCCTTGAAGCGCTAAAGCTTTCTTATCTGATTTATTTTGTATAGACTCAGCATCTTTTTCCAAAGGAGCCTTTGCTTTGTTAGCTGCATCTTCAATTGCTTTTGAAGCAAGCTCGCTCTGTCTATTTGAAGTTAGCTGATCAATATCTATTCTTGCTCTTGCAGCTGTTGCCATATCTCCACGAGCAACTGCATCAGCATATTCTATTTGAAGTTTTTGCAACTCTAATGCATAGTTTGATGCATCTTGAGTTGCTCTTAAAGATTCTAGCTTTTTGTTTTTTTCTTCTTCAATAAGTTTAATCTTTTTAGCAATTGCTTTTAGCTCTTCTTGTGCACTTCTTTGTGAAGCTGCAGCTGCTCTTTGAGAAGCAGCAGAATTTGCATTAATTGTCTTTTGCAATTTAGCCAAGGCTGCGCCTGTTTGTCCATATGTTGTAGCGCTGTCAGCAGCTTTAGTTAAATCCGAAATTCCAGTTCCTATTGCAGATGTAAATCCAGCTAATTTATTTGCTAATGTAGAATCAATCTTGCTTAAATCAATATTAATTCCAGATGTAAACAGCTTCCACTTGGCGAGTATGCCTTTAATTGTATCTGAAGAGTTTGTTATTGATGCAAGTAACGGCTGAGTCTTTTGAAGATTTTCATATGCATTTCTTCCAATTTCTTCATTCATCTTTGGATTATTTGCTTCTGATTTTGACATAACTAATTGATAAGCTTCATACTCATCAATTACATTACCCAACTCATCTTTAGTTCCCACCAAAGCCGACGTTGCGTTTGAGAAAACATTTATTAATCCTTCAAATCCATTTCCAACTTCTTTGCCCCAGTCTGCAGTTCCTGCGCCACTGTTTAAAGTATTGACTAAGTTTCCAACTGCAAACTCTGCAGCAGATGACTTGTCTACAATTGATCCAAACTGTACATCGGCTAAAACTTTGTAAGCCTGTGAAGCTTTTTTACTATTTGCTAAAGCTCCATATATTTTTTTGTTTGCTTCTTCAATGCTCATTCCTCCAGCAACCATTTGTGCCTTTTGATTATTAAGCAATCTTTGCGTTTCTTCAGTACTGCCCGATCTATTTATAGACTCAATTAAATCCTTGAGTCCCTTACCTTCTTCTTTAGCTTTCTTCATGTCTTCTATAGATTGAGGTATACCAGGAATACCAATTGAATTGTTTGCAGATCCTTTAGCTGCTGCGCTCACTAGCTTTTGCTTATCTAAGTAGCCCTGCATTGTTTCTTTAAGATTAAAGTATTTTATACCAGCTTGCTCTGCAGCTTTTGCTGTCATAGAAAGACCCATTGAAGCGTCTTGCTTTGCATCTTGATAGTCTTTATATACTTTAAATGCTAATCCAGCGGCTGTGATCGCTGCACCAACAAGCCCAAATGCTTTTGCAAATCTTAACACTTGTGCGCCCATTGCGGCTAGCTTTGCTGTTGCTCCAGTGACTCCTGTAATTCCAGCTTTAGCTGAGGCTGCTCCAGTTTTTATTGAACCAAACATTCTAGCATAAGGAATTGGCATTGAAAGAAGAGAAGATCCTATCATCAACCCCATACCTGCTTGCATTCCAGACATGCTGCCAACTTTTTCCTGGTTCATTAAAGCCATTCCGCCCATTGACCCAGCCATACCAATTCCCATTTGAGCACCCATGCCCATGCCGCCAGCTCTTTGTGGAACTCTTATGCCTTCTTTTTTTGCTTGTGCCGCAGTCATAGAGTTTCCGTTTACAAGGTATTCGGTTTTTCTCATTCCCAGAGTTCCTACTTTTCTAGTCTGAACTCCATCTCCTGCATCTCTATACTGACCAATCATTCCTGGCCCAAATAGTCCTTGTGCTGGTGCTTGTCCTACAGGATAATTCCTTGCGGCAAATGCGTTTTGCTCTCTAATAATTGCATTCTGTGCTCTATTGGCAAATTTTGTAATTGAGCTTTGAGCACTTTTTCCAAAATTTACAATCATTTCAGAAGATTTCTTATAACCATTTCCAACTTTATTAGCTGCTGCAAGCAGTTCAAGATTTAATCTTATAGATCCTTTTATTACAGAAGATGATACAGACGAGAATGCTGCTGATAGATATTGAGCTTTCATTGCTGCCGAATTTTTAAATGGGTCCATCATGTTGTTAACCATTACTTGTCCAGGATTATAGAAGCTTGTTGTTCCAGTTCTTACCGCCTGTCTTCCTAGTCCGCTTGTTAATGCTTGCTGGCCAGTAATTTGTCTAGATGAAGCTCTAGATCTTTCTGCTGCAGCATCTCTTTCTGCCTGCTCACGTCGTTTAGCTTCCCACGCAGCTCTAGCTGCTGGGTTTCCTGGTCTCTGTGCACCTTTCTTTGCTCCATAAGCGCTTCTGCCTTTTTTAACTGGCCCACCACCAACTGGTCCTCCATCATTAAGGTATGTTGGGTTAGAGTGTACGGAATGATATTTACTCCAATCAACCTCTATTCCATCATCCAACCTTTTGAGCATTGCTTGATAAGGTGGTCTAAGATCTACAGGTAGATCATTTATTATTTTTACCAATTTTGGACGAGCATCTTCTAGAACCTTTTTCATCTTTCGACCATATTTTTTAGGGCTCATTTTAGCAATTATTGGGGCAGTATCACGTGCAAAATCTTTTCTTGCTCCACCTTTAACAGCAAGAAGATTGATCATTGCTTGTTTTTCCATAGAGTTCATTTCATCAGCTTTTGCAAGTGATGTGTTGCCAGATGCTGCTTTAAACACTCCAGCATTTCCAACATCTGGATTAAAGTTTCCATATACGTTTGATCTAGATAGATCTTTATTATTCATAAGAAGAGAGTTAGCAAGCTGTCTAATTATTGTGTCTTCTTCCCATGGCACATTAGTGTTTGCAAAGCGTGGGTCATAATCTGATTCTAGTGCAAGCAGCTTGCTTTTCTTTGATGGGTCTAATGGGTTGACAACTGTTCTAGCTGTTTGAACTGGAGATGATATTCCAAAAAGGTCTCTTGAAATTTGTGTGCCAATTGGCTCATGAACTGCAGTTAATTCATTAGGAACTCCTTTAACAAAAACCTTTTTCTTACCAACCTTATATAATCCAGATACACCAGGTACAGGATAACTCATTCCTGTACTTGCAGAAATTTGATGTCCATATTCAGTTACTGGTGTATCAGCAAACTTTCCTAGCGAGCTTCTTGAGCTTAATTCTCTTGCTTTTGCTAAAATCTTTAGTTGTTTTTCTGCAGGTAATAGTTTTAATAAAGGAGAAACGTTTCCATAATTTGATCTGCCTTTAGATATAGATCCTCCTGGAATCATTCCACCCATATTAAATGATCCAGCAAGTGCACCTAGTTTTGGTCTTGCATAAGAATTTCCCATTGCGAATAATCTTCCGCCAAGTGTTGTGATCATTTTAGAGTTAAAGCCCGATGCAGATTTCATTCTCGTCAAGGTAAGTTGTCTAATAATTTCCTTCATTGTTGTGGGGCCCGTAATTCCCAACTTAGCTTTAAGTTTTTTAATTCCTGCTATAAAGTTGCTCTTTGCTTCATCCTGAAATGGTGAAACTTCATCTAGAAAAACACCATCTGTACTTTGCTGTAACCAGTTGCCCATCTCGTTAAATGATTTCGCAAGCCCAGTAGATTGACCAACAAAATTATTTGATCTGACTCCAGTAACATCAGCAAATTTGGCTGCTTCTGCTCTTGACATTCCTTCTTCAACAAGCAGGGCTTGCAACTCTCCTGGCTTAAATATTGAAGCAGATCTTTTTGCAGTCATAGTGTGAGATTTAGAAACTGGATCGGGTCCATCTGATACTCCGCCTAAAATTCCAAAAACTTTTTTTGCTTGAGCTGTAGTTAAAACTCCCTCTTTTATTAAATCGTCAATTACAGATTTCATTGCTCCTGTATATGTCTGAGGAGCTATAGCTTTCATACGAGCTGCTTTTGCACTTTGATCGTATTTATTTTTACTTGAATATTCATCTAGAATTAAGTTTGCACCTGGGAACTCTTTGCTTAATCTAATAAGTTGAGCTGTTCTTGCCTTTACAAACTCTTCTGTTTTTCTTGTCCCATTTTTATTTGCTGCTTTTTTAGCATGCTCTGTTGCTGAATCATAATCTGCAGAAACTCTCTTTGTGGCATCTTTAATATCCATTCCAGTAAGCTGTGATAATATGGCAGCATCAGAAGCGACTGTTGCTGCTCTAATTACCTTTGGATAATCTTTAGAATTAACTAATCTTGCCCATATGGATAGATTGCTTTCTCTTCCATACCCATATGTACCTCTCATTATCTGACCACCAAAACTGTATCCATTATTAGCCGCATCGACTGCTGCATAAAGCTCGGGCATTCTTTGAATTTTTGGACCAAACACTGTTTCCTGTGGAGTTAATGCTGCTGTAATCTTTCCGCCGTTTTCATATGTAGCAGAAGCCATAGCAACAAGTGGTGCGTTTTCTGGATCTAAAGATGCACCCTGGTTTAATACATATCCCCCAACAGGTACACTTCCAAGCCTATCGTCGTAGTTAATTGAAGACGGACCAGAAACTGTTGTTCTACTTGGCCCGAACTCTTCAATTCCTCCACCATCTGCAAACTTAGGAATTCTTGTTGCCTGTATACTGTAAGGTGCTCCGAATGTTCTTACTCCACGAACTCTTCCAAACTCTTCCATTACAGCAGCGTTTGCTTTCTTTTTGTAAAGATCTCTTAAAGTAAATTGTCCGTTGGCATCTACAACTGGTTGGTTCATCATAGGAGCTTTTGTTAAATCTATAGATCTTCCTTTACTAGCTGCGTACATGCTGACAGCGGACCCCATGTCTGCTTCTATCTGTGCATTAAGTGCAAGTATTCTTGCCTTTGCTTGCTCAACAGTTATCTCTGCGCTTCTCATTTGCTGTACTATTAATGCAGATTGCTCAGCTGCGCTATTTGCAAACCTTTGTGTTATAGGAAGTATGTCATCGAAGGTGTCTAGTAATTCTCTGCTTACTGTTCCGCCCATTGCAATTGTTTTCTTAAGCATTGCAACTTCTTGTTCTGTTTGCATACCAAGCGTGGCCATTAATGCGTGGAATTTTGCTGCTTCCCCTGAAACAATTCCTGTAGATATATTCTTTACGCTTGTTAGTCCTTCAACATTTGGAAGCCTATCATGCATATACATCTGAGGAGTTCTTGATATTCCTCTGTTAACTGGGATAGCTCCTGGTACCCCACCAAATATTGTTGCAGGATTATTTGGATCTCTTGGTCTAATGTGAGACATTGCTCTAGTGTTAGCATCTCCAACATATGGATCGTTCGGATCTACGACTCTTCTTCCAGCAGCCATAACTGTGCGGCCATCAACAGTGCTAATTCCTCCATTAACTGGAACTGCACTCTTCATAGATGCTGTCTGAAGGCTTTGATAATCTAAAACAAGTTTTTGTAATGCATTGTGAAGAACTTGAGCTGCTGCAGCATCTGAATAAAATGCATTTTCAACCATTTCAGCAGCTTTTTGAGCGGCAATAATTTCTGGCGTGAGCATCTTCCAGCCATTTGCTTTCATAAAGAATGCTCTTAGCTGAACAACACCCTTAGTAATATAGCCAAAGAAGTTTGCAAGCAAACCAGTTAACATAATAAGCGGTCCAACGATTGCAGTAAATCCAGCTAAAAATGTAAGTGCTTTTTTAATTGGTGCTGGAAGCCTTGTAAAGAAATCTAATATTTTTGATCCTGCTTCAATAAGCTTAGTAGCAACTCCAAGGAACTCCTCGCCAACATCTGCTAGCTCTGCTTTAAGTCCTTCAATTGCTCTTTTGTATTTACCAGAGGCAGATTCTGTAACCATTTTTAATTCTCGGCTAGCTACATCTGCTAATTCTCCAGTTGTTGCTTTCATTAAATTTAAAACTTGAAGCGTCTGGCTTCCTTCTTTTCCTAAGTTATTAAGCAATGCGCTCATTCTTGCAAACTGGAACTTTCCAAACATCTGCTCCATCGCTCTTGCTTTGCTCAATGGATCAAGTGCATCTAATGCTTTTTGCAAATCCATAAGTAGACCAGTTGTATCTCCAGTATTTTTTGCTACCATACCCATTACATCGATACCAAAATCTGACATCATTCCTACAGTTTGTTTTGTTGGGTTAATAAGAGATGCAAGACCAGACTTTAAGGCGTTGGCGCCTTCTGATGCGCTGATTCCACCCTCTCTCATTGCAGTTAAATAAAGAGCTAAATCTTGAACGCTACCACCAAGCTGTTGAACTACTGGTCCAGCTTTTGGAATTGCTTCCACAAGGTCGTTAAGAGTTGTTGATGTCTGGTTTTCAACTGCGTTAAGAAAGTTAATAGACTCCGTTAGCTCTTCAGTATTTTGTTTAAAAGCTGTTTGAATTGATAGTGTTGCTTTCATTGCATCTTGTCTGTCAACTTCACCAAGGATTGCTAGTCTTGTTGTTTCTGCAATTGAGCCTAGCAACTCATTGCCAGTTTGTCCTGTAGCCGCAATATCTGCACCAAGTGCAATTGTATCTTTAAAAGATGCACCCATTGTTTTGGATAATGTTTTTGCAGTCTGAATAACTTCTTCTCTAATTGCTTTTAAGTCTGCAGCAGATGTGGCAGCTAATCCACCATAAACCTTTGTTAATCTTACTAGCTCTGTATCTGCTTCTCTAAATGCTTTGCTTGCTGCCGCTCCAAACATCGTAATAGGAACTGTAAGACCTACTGTAAGCTGTCTACCTGCCCACTGAGTATTCTTACCAAAGTTAATTAAAGAGCCTGCTCCTTCGGACAATGCACGATTCATAATCTGCATTTCCATTCGAGCTAACTTTCCTTTATTTGCTATTGCATCCAGACCTCTAGGAATCATAACGTTGTACTGCATTAAGCCCTGAGCATTTCTGCCTAGCGGTTGCAGTACTGAATTTTGAAGCATTACCTGTTCTTTGGCAAGCTCTCTGATCATACCCTTTTGGGTAGTAGCGTGTTCTCTAAATGTTGAGAAGTAGTTCTTAAGCTTTAATCTACCAGCGTCTAAGTTTTTACCAAACTTGTCTACATCTGAATTAAGGTTTACGAAGTGGCTAGAGAACTGTCCGCTGCTAGTTAATGTATCTCTAAATAAATTATTTGCTAATTTTGTTGAAGAAGAAATTGCTTTGTTTGAAGCAAGTAACTCTCTTTGCAGTTGCTGAAGACTAGCACTAGCCCTGTGTACTTCAGACACAAGGCTAGACAAGTCGGCTTTGGCGACTATACTGGTTACAATTTGTTCGTCAGCCACTAATTACTCCTAGAGTATCCTAACCCTGCGCCAATTCCAAATCCAGCTTGCGCTGCAAGAGGTCCTTGTAATCCAACAACATCATCTGCTGATGCTGTAATTCCAAGAGCTCTTCTTTGGATATCTTCAAAGGTAGAACCTTTTTGTTTTTCTTCTTCTGCCTCATCATCTAATTGGATTCCTTTTAGTGATGCTGCAAACTTTCTCTGGTTATGTTCTTTTTTATTGATTGCAGTGATGGTCTGAATCAATTCTGGCATTGATAAATTTTCTTCTAACTCCTCGTAATTCTTCCAATGTCCTAAAAGAAAAACTTGGCCTTCTAAAGCGGCTAAATCTAGTTCTGACCAGCCAGTACCGCTGCCGCTATTAGGTTTGGGTCGTCCATCTTAATTCCTCCGCAAACTTCAAGGATTCTGTTAATTGTTGGAACATCCAATGCATCTTCGAGCTTGTCAAGATCGGCAACTAGATCTGGCAGTTGAGTTTCTAATGCTACTCCACACGCTTCAACCAAAATGCCAAGTGTTGCAGTCTCGTCTTCTGCGTCTTGTACTTTTTTAATTACTTCCATAAACTTTCGTAGCTGCTTGATTGATAATGGCTTGAGCTTTACTTTAGCTCCGCTTTGTAGTTCAATCTCTTCTACATCATATACTGTACTTGCCAATTTATCCTCCTTAAGGATCGTCTAAATTATTATAGCATAACCGTTATAAGGGTACAACACAAAAGCCTCCAGAAATGGAGGCTTTTGTTTTAATTATTTATATAATTAAACTGCTAGAACACGGTCAATAATCTTTCCATATTCTGAACCAACGTGAGCTGCGTCACCTGATGGTAGAAGACGGAATGTTACTGGGAATGTTGTTGCTGCTGTACGAGCCAAAGAGAACTGTGACTGCTCAACAGACAAAACACGACGTGCATAATATACACGCTCAGTTGCTGATGCCTCTGATGTTGGAGCCTGTCCAACTGCAATTAGCTGACGCTCTGTTGGAGCTGCACCAAGTGCACCTGCTTCCAAACCTAGTGTGTCAACTGCGGTTGCGCCAGTTCCTGTTGATGTAAGTGTATCGGCTTTTTGACCAAATACTGCAAGAACGTTCTCTAGAGTACCTTCTGCCATTTCTGTTGAAATTTGAACCTGCATAGCAGACTTGAACAGTTTAGCTGTATCTAGCAACTGGTCAACAGTTACTGAATCGTATGTTGGTTGGTAGCTGATCTGAAGACCGTTATTTGTAAAACCAACGTTACGGTAAGCTCCACCAATTGCTGGTGATGCCTCTGTAGGTGATGCTGTTTGAGTAGCACCTGTTGTTGTTAAAACTTTGTTTAGTGTTGTAGTATAAGACTCTCCTGATGAGAATGCTGGTACAAAACGATTCTTTGATGCAACGAAAGCATTTGCTGCGCCTGCGTCCATGCTTGAATCATAACCAGAAACTGTTGAATCTTCTACTGACAAAAATAGTGGTGATGCGCCAACAAGAATATTCTTAGCGTCACCTGTATTTTGATATGCCATAATTGTATTGCCTCCTGATTTCATGAAATTGATATATATATATTTGGCTGGCTAGGCCCTTTCCTCTGTTCTAATTTTACTCTACTAAGGTATAAAAGGCAAATCAGGCAAATCTTCCTTGGCCATTGGTTATTCTTGAATACTTTACCTCTAATATTACATCTGCTGCATAGAAGCCTTGTATCTCTTCTGATGGAGCTGTAGATGATATGTCTGCTATATGGATGCTATGGAACTTGAATTTATCTGATAGCCCCGCCCATTTATTTACATCCTTGGCAGACTCATCCATTCTTCTAAACTCATCAGTTAGGAAGTTTCTTATTTCAACAATATCAAGGAGATCTGGTGAATATAGGGTTAATAGGATTTGTTCGCAGCATATCATCCAGTTGTTCTCATAAGACATACCTATCTTATCGTAGACTATGTGCTTCTTACCGCTCAAGAATTGATTCATTTCTGGCTGTTGCTGAACTGGGACAATTGGGACAAGGGTCTCATTCAGATTGTCTGAATAATAGTCTTCTTGATTAAATATATCAAGTGCTGTAAGTCTGCTCCATAGAAACTTTCTTATTTCAAACATCGCATCTAATTTATAATTAGCCATGTGCTAACCTCGCAAACGCTGCTGATGTTGCAGCCTCAGCTTCATTTGCCAATTGATTTGGCGAGAAGCTATATTTAACTGATTTAACTTGTGCTGGAACACCTAATGCTCTAGATAATGAGGAGTTAAAAAGCTTTTGGAATCCCGATTTTTTAATAGACATGTTGACTAGCTGTCCAGTAAAGAAGTATCTGTATGCAGAAAAGAAAGAGTTCTTGGTTGCCGCTCCGCCTGGCTTTCTAACGGTAACAGATTCTCCCTTTGGCATAAACACAGTATATCCATCAACTTCAAATACCAATCTTTCTGAAAATCTTGGAGCAATAACTACTGTTTTGCCCTGCTCCATTATCTCAGCTTTTTTAACAAAGACATGTTTATTGTTAGAGTTTTCAGATGGTACGAAAGATTTAGAATCTATTAATTCATAATTAACTTTTAGGGATAGCCCATCTGCTGGAAGCTTTTTTAATTTAAATAATCTAGCCTCATCCTGACCAGCTCTGCCCCATTCATAAACATGATGAAAAGACTTTGGAGAGGTTCTTGCTTTTGCATCAACATAGTCTCCAAAATCAACCTGAAGTTGATCAAAGATTACGCTTCTAAATGCTGATTGAAATTGAGAGTTAGATGCAAGCTTAGCCATGACATTTGTCTTATAAAATAAAGCTGCAGATATTTGAGCAACAGTACTGTCTTTTATTGCACCGCTCATTGGCTTATTAGACATTAAGTTAACTAATCCGCTTGCTGCTTTAATTGCTAAAATTTCAGACGCCAATTTGCTGATTCTCCGCTCTTTGTAGTGATGAGTTATATCCAACTACATTTCCAAATGGATCTGCTATTGGAGTTGTTCCTATCACATCAAATACAGTATCTGTATCACTTGGGTAATTTAATTCATACCAGATTGCGTTGCCATTGGCATCAATAATGTTTTTAATTTTATCTCTGGCAGTTAGTCTATCAGATGTTCTTACTTCTATATATTGGTTATTTGAATACTTGTTTGAAAACTTTTGGTTATCATTAGACCTATTTCGGCTTTCTGTAATAACTCCTCTGGCATAACAATCTATTGTTTTTATATAAGAGAATTCTCTAACCATGGCACCAGTATTTGGATCCTGCCGTTCTGATTGACGGTAGACATCCATTTTCATGGTCATTAAACCATCAACCACGTCAAACATTACACCAGTACCATTTGTGTTATGACATAGTCTGCTAGAAGTTTATCTGCGTAAGAAGATCCTGTTCCGCTGAAAGCTTCAGAAGAATACTCAAAGTCCCAGTCTGTTGTAGATATCTTTTTAACATATCTGTCTCGCCATACACGGTCTTTGGCAAAGTACATCTTCATTAGCTCTACAGTTGCGTCACGTACTTCATTTGGAACATGATCCCAGCCAAATCGTGCATATACTGTGTAGTGCTTTGATCTTCTAAATATATTTGGTGATGCATCATTAATTGAAGGAGGCACCATTCCATTTGCAATATATACATCATTATCAAGATACGAAGCCTGATTTACTTTTATTCCAAATCCGCTAACAGTATTTTCAACAACTAATCCTAGGTTATTTACATTGTTTATTTTGTCCACTAATAGCTGATCATTAGCATATAGAGTGTGTAGACGATTAACTTTCTTTGTTAATGGCAGAGTGTCTGAGTCATTTCCTATTGAATAATAATGATCATCGTGCAGGTAAAACTTTTGTCCAGTATGTCCTTCAATTATATTTCTAGCATATCTTTCCGCCAACTTTAGCTCTTGGTAAGTTTTATGATTTGGATCGTTTGCATCTGATCCAAGCCCCATCTCTTGTGCTGCTTCTTGTATATCAACATAAGGTGCAACAACATCAAGGTAGGTTGTGTTGGAATACGATACAGAGTCATACTGCCAGTCCCAGACTAGCTTAAACTTTCTAGTTCTTGCTGTGTGCTGTGCTGGAAGGTAAACATTAAATGAACCCAAGTCGACTTCATTTGCTTCTGCTGTGACGGTAGCAACGATTGATGAAGGGCTAATCTGTGGAGAGATAAGTGGATCGCCAGTTATGTCGTAAAATTTTACAACTACTGAGGAGCTAGGCGTGATAGCCTCACCTTTTACGTAAAGCTTTGTTGTTGCTGCTGAGCTTGTGTTTTGGTATATCTCTGCCATGTGTTAGGCTTAGTTGTAGTACTCCTGTACTTCTCTAGGTGTAGCCAATCTAAACCCTTCCTCCTTATCAAAAATTTCTTGAGCCAATTCTGGCTTCATTGCTACAAATGGATGCTCTATTGTAAAAGTAAATCCAAGTGCGTCGTATCTGTAGTTTGGTCTATCCATCTTTACAAGAACCATATCTTCATCAAGCTTCTGATTTGGATCTAGTCTAGGAAGAATTTCATCTGCGTCTTCTTTTGCGTTCTCTATGTTTTTAAGTGTACCTTGGTAGACTGACCAGGTTACTCCTTCTTCTGTTAGGGCTGCAATAACATCTGCTTTATTTTTTAGGCCATCCACGTCAACTGCGAAGTCCGCTGCTAATGTTTTTAGTTCTTTGACCTTTAGTGTGTCAAATGACATATATATACTCCTTTGGTATGTATACAAATTATAGCACTATAAAATTAAAATGAAAAGCCCCTAAAATTAATTAGGGGCCTTTCGGTAGTTATTTCTTATTTAATTAAGAAGCAACCTTAACGTCTTTAACGACTACCCATGCGTCTGCCTGCTCAATTTGGGTACCCACGCGAGTATACATTGTATATTCGATTGAGTCCTTCTTTGGCCAGAAGAAGCGGTAAACAGTTACATCGCGCTTGATACCAATAACAACGTTATTTGGGAATGTCAAGTGGACGTCTCCGTGCTCTCCTGTTGGTGTTGCATATGATCCTACCTGAGTTTCCTTAAGTAGTGGAACTTCAACAATTGGAATACCAAATGCGAATGGTGCAACATATCCTGCTGGACCACCTAGACCACCCTGGTCTCCACGGATAATGCTTGAAGCAATATCTTGTGGGTTAATGTTCTGGATGTTCTGTGAAGTTGAATACAAGTAATCTTGTATAAGGTTTGAGCCTGCAAGGAAGCGTAGGTCTGGACGACGCTGCTTGTACTTACGTGGCATTGCCTTTAGAGCCTTGTTGAAGATGTCACGAGATACTCCTGCACCCGCTCCAGCTACTACACGACCATTTGTCTTTGCAATCTTGACAATACCGTCGAATGCCTTATAAAGGTTATCTCCAGATAGTGCTGTGTTACCGTTAAGGACTACGTCCTCTAGGTCGTTACCAGCCTGTGTTGCCATAAGTCTTGCAATGTGATCTTCTAGATCTGCACCTTCAATGTTGTCTTCTAGAGACTCAGTTGAAAGCTCCCAATCTAGGCGAAGTTTCTTTGTTGTGAGAGAAATCTTTGAGAACTGTACGGCTGCATTTGAGCCAGTGTTCTCTGCTTCAGATGCAAGCTTCATAAGCTTTTCTCCGACGCCGATACGATCAATCTCTGTAGTGTCAGCTCTCATTCGAACTGTACGTGCTACTTTACCGATTACTGTTGCATCGAACATGTAATCAAGGAATCTTGCGGATTGCTCAGGATTGAGCAAGCCTCCCTTACCCTCGGAACCTACGTGAATTCCGTCGGTAGGGTTTGCTGCGCCAGTCATTCCACCTGTTAGTGTTGTGCCTGCTTCAGCTGCTTTTGCTAATAGTTCATTACTCATTAGTTTTTCACCTTACCCTTTATTTTGTTAATTCGCTAACGGAACCGAGGAAAGTGCCGTTCCATTTTGATTTTTTGATTGTTACTCCTGTTGACCCGCCAAGGTCAGAGGACTTCTTGATTGCAGTGTCTGATTCTACTGCGTCTACTCTTTTTTCAACTGTGTCCATGATAGACTTAATTGAATCAACTGCTGTTGAGAGTTCTGTGTGCTTTTCTGCTAATTCTGAAATTCTCAAATCGACATTCTTGCTAAAAGCTTCGACTGTCTCCTTGATTGTTGAAACCTGAGCAGCGTTTGCCTCAGAGGCCTTTTCCAAAGTCTCTGAGAAGAAACCCTTAAGGTCGCCTAGCATTTTAACAAAGTCAGGTGATTCCTGAGCTGTTAGTTCTGCTGATTTTTCCAGAACTTCGGCAGAAGTTACTTCAGCTACAACTTCAGCAGAATCTTGTTCTACTGGGGCAACTTCTTCAATAATTTCTGCAGGTGTTTCTACAACTGCTTCTTCTACTACTGGAGTTGCTTCTGTTACATTAAGCTTTTCCACTTCATTTCCTCCTTCTGCAATTGCCGTATTTATATTTTGTGTTTCAGGCAATGTTTGCAATCTTGATCTACGTGAATCAAGAATCTTTTCTATTTCTTTTCCTTTGTTTACGTCGTTTGACTCTACCCATCCAATGAGCTCTGTCTTTTTTCCAGTAACTGGAGACAAGTATTCTGACTCTGTTGACATAAATACAGAGTCGCTGTCTGCACAATAAAAAATATTTTCCATTTTAACATCTGCTGCGATGCCTTTAAAAACCATTTGTCCGTTTACTTTTTCAATAGAAAAAATGTTACATAGTTCGTTTGCTGGTGAATCAACGATTGATAATTCAACTAGTGCATAATCTTTAATAAATCTTACTGATGCTCCTGTTGATTTGTTTACTTCGTTATCTGATTCAAGAATCTTTCCGCCAATTGAGAAACCTGTTAGTGTTCCGTCTAGAACCTTCTCCCATGTATCCTGAGCGCCTTTTGAAATGTATGCATCAACGTAAACTCCGTTGTAAAATTCTTTTGTTATTGGGTCGTAAAAAGTTTCTGGTCTGAATGAAGCAACCTTGCCGACTGCAAGTGGCTGATGCATTTCTCTTAGGTTTCCTCTGAAACCTTCAAATGCTTTCATGCTTGCTTCTTGTGTAACGACGTCACCAGTCTGATCTAGGTTGTCTAATGTTGCAAAACCTGAGACTGTTCTTTTTTCTCTATTGACCTTTGTAAACGGAACAGCTAAATTAATAGCATTTCCATTTGAAGACCAATGTGACTTTTCGATAATCATATGTTATATATTATAGAGATTATTGTATCAAAAGGCAAATAAGTAGTTGAGTAGAACTAGTTAACTTGTCTTCCATCTCCCTTTGCATTTCTGCCCTCCCCAGATTTATCTGGCGAATTAGCGGATCTTTCTTGATCACGGGCTCTGCTTTGGGTTGCTTGGGCTTTAATTTCTGCGGCTTGGGCTGCAAGATCTACTGGGACATCTCCACCATCTCGTGGAACCATTCCCATTCTTACTCTAATTTCATTTGGAGTTATTACCTGGAATCTAAGATATCTTTCATCTATCTTTGATTGGGTGTCAGCATCCGTCAAACTTAATTCATTAAATTTAAGTTCTAGGGCATCAGTCATTTCTTGAATTATCTTATTCAATTTCTTTTCTAGGTTTTCCTGTGCTGGGCGACAAACCTGCTCTTTAAATGTCTTATCTGCATCTCTAGCAGCAGCTAAATTAATACCTGCTGGAGTACCAATTTTATTAATTGGAACTCTGTGGGCCATTAATATTTCATCTCTATTTGAGCTTCTGTATTTTTCAAATGAGCCTTCCTGTGCTCCTGCCTCAATTGGCTCCATTTTAAATTCAGTTTTTGAGTCTGGAGAATCTGGAGGAAGTGGAATATATAGAGATCTGTGGTTCTTTCCTCTTAGTCCTACCTGGAAAAACTCAAGTAATTTTCTTTCTGATTCTGGTGAAAGCTTTGCGCCTTTTACTGTAATAATATATCTTGGTACCGCTTTATTTTCAAAGTAGTCTAGATTATATTTACCAGCAAATTCATTACCAGCCATTGAATTTTGTGCAGCAATAATATCTGGAATTCCATAATAGTTATTCTTTGGAGTGTACTTCTTTATATGAATAATTTCATTTGGTCTATCTTCTTGACCTGCTATTGGATTAACTGTTTTAGTGTCTCCAAAGTTTCTAAAATATACCGCCTTGCCATAAAGAAGCTGTATGAATCCGTCTCTGAAGCGTCTTACACGCATTGTCTTTGACGGTATATGTCCTATGTACCCTATCTTGCCAGTTGTCGTTCTACCGACCTCCAGATAGCCATTACCAGTGGCTTCGTAGTCAGTGTAGAACTTAACGAGGGTCTCTTTAAATGTTTCATCTTCATTGCAATCTTCAAGCCATTGGTGAAGGTCTTGCTTAATTCTATTTAACTTTTTACGAGCTCTTTCTAGCTGCTTCTCGTCTTCAATATCTTCAAGTGTGTCTGTAGTTTTTTTTGATTCAATAAAGTCAAAACCAAGGCCAACAATATTAGCAACCTTTGCATTTATTGCTGCATAGTTGTATGGAGAAATTTCATAAATTGTTGAAAGATAATCAAGGTTGTACTCTGGCTGAATTAAGTCAAATGTGGCGTATCCGCTTACTGCCTGTTGATGTTGAAGTTGCTGGCTTACTGAGCCATCCTTACCAACAAAAGCTTTTTGAAGATCTCTAGATATTTTTCTTCTAAATGATGGTCCAAGGCCTGAAAGCTTTAATAGTTCTTCTGAGTCTATATCAAATGCGTCATCAGTTTTTTGTGTTGTAGGATTATTAAATCTCATCCAGTCAGCAACATTAGATATCTCTACGCTATCTGTAACTGCATCTTCATCGTATTCAATCATTTTTGAGGACCCCTAAGTTTAGCCATTTCTTCCTTATGGACTCCTATGTCCAATGGATCTGGGGTTAATCCCCATCTTAATCTTTGTTTTTGATATTCAAATTCTTCGTCATCAATTTGTCGGCTGCCCTCAATAAACTTAGGCTGGCCTTCTTCAATTCCATAGTGAGCAACTGCCTTTGCTAGCAATTCAATTCTTTCTTTATTACCAAACATTGATGCTATTGAAAGAAAGCTGTTGTCTTCGTCGCCAATCCATCTTCCATCAGGCATTTCCCAGACATAGACTCCCAGCCTAGTTTCGCCAGATTTCATTTGAGCATTGATTCTTTTAATGTCCATAGTTAATTATTTTACCATTCTTATATACATAAGTCCAGCTTTTTGTCACACAACCTGACAAAATTACAGGATTTGGAACACAACCCTGTCTCTAGAGTATGTTGAGACTGACTCTTCTGTCATTGCCATTGACGAACCTTGGCCAATAGATAAAGTTTTGCCTATATAAAGGTCATAATGCTCTTGATGGCTAATTAAAGGGTTTGAGTATAGAGCTATATTTTGATAAAGGTTATCATCAAGGACATTGGATCTTACTCCCAAAAGCTGCTTACCATTAAACCAAATTGGGCCAGATATAATGCTAGAGGTTTTTATCAATATATAGTTTGGCTCATCTAGATATAAGTAGGAGGATATGTTTGTTGCTGAGGATACATCCTGACCATTTATATAGATATTGCTAATATTAGATTTTGATATCGCTCCGCCTGCCGCCCAAGAAAAAGATGTCTCTGTTGCGCCAGTCTTATTAAATATTAAGTTTCCGCTAGAAAGAGTTTTTGGAGTAAATATCATTTCAATATTCCGCACATCATTTACTGAGTCTATAAAGAAGGCTGAAGATTTTGGCCTTATTCCATTATCATAATTTCTAGTTCTAATTGGATAGCTGTTATTTGATACATCAAAATCCCAAGTAGCACCAGATGTTGGCTGAGATATTGATAGGTTGCTTCCTCCATTATGGGCAAACATTTTCTTTTCAGAGTAGAAATAGATCTTTAAAGAATACAGCTCTGGAATGTAAAGATCTGAATTTGATGAAGCAAATACTATTTTAAAGTATAGAACCTTAGTTGAAGAAAATGCAGACCCCTGAGTGAATCCTGGTATTGAAGACCCGTTTGAACATATCTGCCAGGGACCTGAGCTAGATACCTCAGATACATACACGGATACTCCTTTAGAGGCAACCCAATCTATCTTTGAAGATACATATTGTTTTGTAATATTTAGAACTAAATCTTCTACAAACTCTCCAGTTGTAAATCCTGAATTTAAATAAACACTATTGTTTCTTGAATTATATCCTAATGCTGCGTTGTCATAGATAAGTGATTCCCAAGATACTTGAACTGGATAAACATATCTAGTTTCAATGTCTTGATATTTTTCTGCCCCTCTAAATAGTTCTCCTAGATCTGGAACTGAAATCTGCTCATCTGTATTTAAAAATAAATTATTATAATGTGACAACACTGCATCTGCAGTAAGTGCGTATCTATAAACTGCTGGACAGTCAATTAAAAAATGTTCTCCCGCTGTTGTGGGACCTGAAGATAAAGTTATGCTGGGATTGGTAAAAGATATTGATATTGCTTTAGATGCAACAAGATGGCCGTCTACATATAGACTCATCGAGTTTACTGAGTACACTCCAACAACATGAATCACCCTATTTGAGTTAGGCACAGAGTAATCAAGTCTTTCTGATTCTAATTTAAATATTACATTTCCATTTTGCCAATACAGGCCTATACCGTCTATGTCTGCAAATAGTGGGGTTAAAGATGTTAATGTTTTTGGGTGAATCCAAGCTTCAAGAGTAAAGTCATTGTCGTAGGTTGATGGAGTTGCAAACCCTCCAGTACCAGTAGTTCCAGAAAAATCTTTTGAGATAACAAACTGAATTGATTTAGTGCTATCTATTTTATTTGAGTGTCTACCACCAGATACTATTGGCATTCCAGATATTTCAATCCCGCCTACATAGGACCCGTTGTTTCCGCATCCAGAAATATCGTAGGCAATGGTGCCAGAAGTTTCATCGAGCTTCCATAGTCCAGTAGGCGAGTCTTTTATTGTAGAAAGATAGTATGACATTATTTCCTAAAGAATATCTTTTTTAATTTTTTAAATACGCTAGAAACATCCTGCTTATTTTTTTCATAAGCTTTATCCGTTCTGTCAATAAAGGCATGGCTTTTAAAGTATGGGTTAAATTGAACATCTGTAAAATGTCTTCTAGGGATTCTTTTATAAGGAGTCATATTTAATATTATACTACAATAAGTCCTAAAATCAACAGTCTAGCTTTTTGTCAATTCCCAAATTTGATAAGAATCTCTCTGGGTCAAATCTCCAGTTATCTTTGGCAAATGAGGTCATTATCTCCATACAGGTATTCTCATATGCTTGAATTGAAATTAAAGGCTTTAGGCCTAATAAGGTTTCTGTAACATCTATATAGTTTGTTCTTAAGAATGTTGGATCCCCCGCCTGATTTCTTTTAAACACCTTTTCATTTATTTTGCCTGTAGGCTCATATAGCCTAACTGTAAGATATTGTTTTGCAAATCCCCAGTCGTTGTACATATTGTATGCTTGTGCTGCCTCTATAGCATTTGGGAAGAATATAATTGATCTTGCTGGCTCTTCCCCATCTCTTGCAATTGTAAGCATATAGGCATCGGACTTTTTATTTGCTACAGTCTCAATGTACTCTCTAACAACATCGTGATGCTCTTGCTTTAGCTGTCCGCTCATTTATGTCCACGCCATCTTAAATTTTTCTCTAAAATCCAAATACGGTATAGCGTATGGATCTACCCACCAATCTTCATGCCACTCTCTAACAACTAGCTTATAACCAAATGAAGAAAGAATTTCTCTTTGCGCCTCACGCATTCCCTTATTGTTATATTCAATTTGAGAGTCATGTTCAAAAGTAATTACAGAAAACCTATACTTGCTTAAAGGAATAGCAAGTAGTCCGTGTAAAGTTAAGTAGGGATTCCCCACAGAGTTTCCTTCTGGGGTATACCCAGCATCTATGTCAACCTGCAAGTAGTCTATTTGTTTTGGAAAATTATTGTCTTCAAAATAGGAAAGATAATTAAAATGTGTTGCGTCTCCCAAAATGCATGGGTTTTTTCTATTTGAAACGAACTCTGCGTGTCTTTCTGGGTCTATTTCAAATGAAACACCGTTCCACTTATAATCTGTTTCTAGATGATAGGTGTTGCTTCCTTTTTTAGAATCAAATGCGCCTAGCTCTACGTAGTAACCATTTTCTTTATTTTTAAGTAAATCCAGCACAAATTTTTCTTGTCCACTATTTCCCTTATACTCCATGATATTCTCCAAATAAGTCTTTGTTTAATGATATACCTTTATCATCAACGTGATGTTTTACAAATACTGTTGATATATATCTAACTACATCATTTTTTACTGGCTTTGTACCATGTAAAATTTTCCCGCCATGAATAACCAGCGATCTACTTTTTGGTTTGTGCACTATATTTAAATCAGGATAATCTAATTCACCGCCGCTGTAGTCATCATTATAATAAAGAACAGCACCATAAAATACCTTTTGATTAGAAGCCCTATGACCCTCATGATCATCGGTGTGAAGTCCAAGGAAGTCATCCATTTTATATCTTTGTAAATTTATTCCAGTAACATCAACATTGCCAGAAAACAGTGCAGATATTCTATTATAAAAATCTAAAAAAATGCTACATGAATTTACAAGTTTTCTATTTAAAACTCTAGAATCCCAAAACTCATATGTTAGATCTTCTTCATGCCACTCAGAATCATTTCTAAGATTTATAAATTGCATTACCTGATCAAGCTCTTCTTCTGTTATAAAATTTTGTATTTCATAAACTTGATCAGATAACTTTGCAATTTTATAGTCTAACATCAACTACATTATTCTTGGTTTTGTTCGTGATAAGCTTTGATGTATTCTTCTGATGGTCCTCCTGGACCTCCAACAACATAACCATCAACAAATATGAATCCAGGAGTAATAAACTTATCTCCTTGTTTCATGATATGAACCTGATGCTTGTATGGATCTGTAGATGGGAAAATTAATGCACTACCAGCTTTTGGCTTTGCAGTAAATGTAACCATGTCTTTGGTTCTTGGATCTAGTGCATCATCTGGTGGTCTAAGGTGACCATTTACTTCTAATCTTAGATCTTCTGGTCTAATAACAAATGAAATCTCTCCGCCTTCGTAGTCATCGTTCCAGTAAATGATAATTGACCACTCTAAGCTGTTGTCTCCAGCTTGTCTATCGAAGTGTGCTCCCATTGCACAACCCTCAATATATTTTTGAATACCAACAAATGGTGATACGTTTGGAACACCCTTAAGACCTCTATCAACAATAAAAGATTCTGATATATTCTTAATAGCATTTCTAATTGTTGATATGATAAAGTCTACATCTTTTCTTATATCTTCATCTAAATTTTCTACCTCAGAAAGATTAAAGTCCTTTTTCTTTCCAAAGATGTTACCGTCTCTGCTGCTTGAATTCCAGTTTTTCCATTTTGGAATAACCTTGTGAACTCTTTCATCAGAATCTAGCTTATTTATTAAATCAATAATTGCTTGTGGATTCTCAATTACATCTGAGTACATGTAAACATTTTCATGTAATTTTTCTTCTAGCTTCATTAGTCGTTCTCCTCTATTTTGTATTTATTTCCGTCTAGATCTATCTTATAACCTTCTTTTAATGCATCCTGCCATTCCGATTTAATAACTTCTTGCTCTTCTCTAATCTTTTTCATTTCTGCATCCCAGGCATCTATTGTTTCTTGAGGATAATCCTCTGGGGCCCGATCATCCCAAAATGATCCTAGTGTGTATCTTATACCAGAAGTTATCATTGTAACCTCATGAGTATTATCAAAGCCTCCTGCAAAAGCCGCTAAAGTCCCAGTCTCTGGAATAAGTGTATGGTTTTGTTTATTAAATATTAGCTGTCCGCCTTCAAACTCATCATTTAAATACAAGAAAGCTGCGTACCTACTTCTTTCAAATGGCCCCGTGTTTCCCTGTAAATCTGTATTGTCTGAGTGTTCTTTTGCGTAAGCTCCAGGCTCCCATTTTTGAGCATGAAATCCAATCTTATGAATATCTGAAGAAGAGTTTCCATGAACTTCAGCAACTGAATCAATAATCTTATTTTGAAGTGTAGAGAAAAAATCTGAAGCTAAACCAAATTGTTCTAGCTCCTCGTCACCGTCTTGTGGCAAGACAGAAGAGTATGATTCGTAAAAAGTGATTGGAGTCCATGACAATTTTTCATTTGCAACTTGAGCCTCTAAAACTTTTATTATTGCAGAAGATTCTTCTTTTGTTAAAAAGTTTTTAAATACTAAAATATCTGCTGTTAATCTTTCTGAAGTACTCATTTATTTATATCTCCATCTAGTAGTGTTCTGTAATATTTTTTATTTGGATCTGGCTGGTTTTCTCCAGTATGCTCTAGAATCTCCCAGAAAAATGGGCAGGTGTATCTTATGGCACCTTTAATTTCAGTTACTCCATGAATATAATTCATATCTCCTGGAAAGAAATATGCTGCTCCTTTTTTAGGCTTAAACTGTACATCTTGGAGAGGAAAATATAATTCTCCGCCCTCATAGTCGTCATTTAAATAAAACAGACTTGAGAGGTCATAGTTTGGAAAATCATTTGGCAATCCAATATCTGGAAGTTCATGAAGCTCTTTATCTGCATGTGGTTTCTGGAACTGTCCAGGAAGCCAACGAACAATTGTTGTTCCAGTTGGAGTTACTTTAACCTTATAAAAATCTTCAACAATTGGCTTTAGTCTTTCAAACAAGCCTTGAAGAATAGGTCTAATCTTTGGATCATTCTTATCTAAAGACGGGCTTGTGCAAACTCTATCTTTCCAGTAATTAGCATCGTATACCGTTGTACCATTTTCATTAACATGGCTTTCAGTTACATCCCAAATAGTTATTTTTCTAGCAGCTGCCTCAAGAAAATCTATCTCTTCTTGAGTCATAAAGTTTTCTAGTTCAACTATCATGTCCTTGCCATACCCAAAGAATCCAGAAGGCGTGAGAGATGGTGTCTTGTATACTACTGAAGCATCCTGATTTGTTGAGTTCATTTTTCTATTATATCATTTCTTGTCTTTAGAGGTAAGATCAGTAATCTTTAGCTTTAAAGACTTTACCTCGTGACTGCCTAGGCTATTTCCTAAATAGTCTACTGCATCTCTATAAAAATTTGTAAATCCGCCCTTTTTAGTAATTTCGTCCCAAACTTTTTGTCTTTTTTCTTGTTCTTTTAAATCCATACCTTCAAACACTTTGTCTTTAATTTCAAGCTCGACATTTTGATACTCTTTTAATGATATTGGAATAAAAGTAGCAACTGGCATTCCAGCTGGAATTTTAATTATAGTATTTGGCCTTGTAATTCTCCAGGCAATAGGGATTGCTTCTTTTAAAACTGAAGTTGATATTACTGTTGTAAATGGGGTTGCTCCATCAACAAAAAAGTTAGGGGGAACGATTTGTAACATTGAAACGTTTTCAGGTGTATCAAAATAGAATCCAGAATAAAAACTTATAGTAGCGTTTCCTCTTACTGTTGTGGGAACACCTACTGGGCCTGATAATATGGTTACATGATCTGGGGTTGTATCTGAAATTCCATCCCAAATAAACTCAATATCATCTAAAAAAGAAATTGACCAGCCAACTGTATTTGCCAGAGAAACTGGAAAACATTTGTAGGCATGAGCATCTAAAGTATCATCCATCCAGTCTCTTTTGACTTTAGTCTGTTCAATTTTAGATCTAGTCTGTTTATTTTTATATACTGTTATTTTCATTTACTTCATTGTCCCATTTTGGATCATACATGTCTGGAGTATGAAATTTTTTACTGTAGTCAAGCATTGTTACTATAGAGTATTTTGTTCCCTTAGTTACCGCTTTTGCCTGATGGGCATACATAAAATTAGATGGGAAAACATATAGATCTCCAGCCTTTGGTTTAATGTCTAGATTCTGAAGTCTAAAATAAAGCCCACCATCTTCATAATCATCGTTAACATATCCTACAAGAGAAACAACACAATTGTAAGAATACCCATGATCTTGATGCTCCATAAAATGCTGGCTTTCTCCATATTTAATAAAGTTAAAAGCTTCCCAGTACTTAAGCTCCATAATATTGTGTGCTTTGCAATAATCTACAACTGCTGGATATTGAACATCATATACATCTTGCCACAGAGCTTTTAGCTTTTCTGCATCTTCGCTTTTGTCTAAAGCAATATCACTTTTTTTAAACTTAATATCTACACAGTCTCTATAGTCTGGCATTAGTTGTTGATAGCCAACGTATGCTGGCTGGAAAGTATATCTTTTTTCTTTAGTTCCAACTTGTCCAACTGCACCCTCAAGCCTATTAATTATATCAAGGTCTTTTTTTAAGACATCTCTGTATACAAATATTCCAGGGGCTAGCTCTTCTTTGCTGCTCCAAGTAGGTGCTGTGCTTTTAGTTGCTGTTGTCATTTATAATCCCTCTTTGTCCAAACTTTTGATTTATATACTCCACCGTCAGGCTGACGATAAAAATTTGCATTTTCAACTAATCTGTCTTGCATTTCTTTTATTTTTAAATATTCAACATCGTGATCCCAATCTTCTCTTTTAAATGGAAGAATCTGTAAGAATGGCGTTCCTTTTGGAATAGTGCCTTCCCAGTCTTTTGCAATAAAAAACGGAAATGTTCCAAGTAAGTGAACTTTATCGTTGTCAACAACACCACTTGTATTTAAAAATGGTAAATCAAATCTATTCATTGGTGTCATAAATAATGCACTATAGCCTTCTGGAACTTGAATTCCCCATTCTGGGTACCATGCAAAATGATCTTCGTAATATCCTATAGGAGATGGGAATTGTTCCATAGGAGTTCTTTCTGTTACAAAACTAATATGCTTTTTGTCTTTTACTTCTACAGAAATCTTTCCATTTTTATTTTTTGAAAATACTAAATCGCATGGAGTGCTTAAAACATATCCAGTCATAAATGCATCTAATATTGCTGGGCAGGCTTTCCATGTAGGAATCTTGCCAAAATCTTTTGGGTCCCCTTCTTTTGAAACAGGACATACCTCTTTTGTGGCCTTATAGTATTCACCATTTGGCATCTTTGCAAATCTATCAGCCTCTTTATACCATGCAGGTATGCTTTGCTGTGTTGGTTTTGGCACTGATGGGCTAAACTTGTTTAGCCATGGCCTAAACGATTGAAATAATATTTTAATAGGTTTTGCCATTCTCTTTGTCATGATAAAGATCATTGTAGTCCATCATAATAACAACAGCATACTTTGTGCCAGATAATAAATTTAAAGATGCATGCTCATAAACAAAATTAGAAGGGAAAAGAATTATGTCTCCTGCCTTTGGTTTTAAGACAAGGTCGTGTCGTGGAAATTCAATTTCCCCGCCCTCATAATCGTCATTTAAATAAACAACTGCAGAAACTGTACATGTGTAATATGGACCATGATCAGCATGAATTTTAAAAAATTCTCCTGGTAGATATTTAACAAAGTTAAATGCTTCTTTGTAATTAATGTTAAAATTCCAAACGGACTCATAATGTCTTAGTGATTTATTTAATCCAACATCAACAATATCATAGCATTCTCTTAAAACATCACTATCTGCAAGATAGTTACCAAGCTGATCTCTTTTAAACTTTAAATCATAACAATTTCTAGCATGACTAGTTGGCTCGGCTTTAGCATTAACGGTTGCTCCGTGCCACTTTATTCCACGTTTATCCAAAGATATTTCTTCTTCAAGCATGTTGATTAATCTTTGGCAATCTTCTTTACTAATTGCATTTCTATAAAGATTTATTCCATATTCAAGATTTTCAACAATCATGCCATTGTCAATTTTTTTTGGTTCAACTCTTGAAGTTGTTTTTTCAATTCGTGGTAGGTCATACCATTCCATAGTATCTCATTTCTACTATAACATCTTATCATACTATTCTAGAAAAGAAAAGTATATTTTATTTAGTATCCTCTAAAGTATGGGAAGTATGGTCCGCCGCCAAATGATGGGAAGAATGGGAAGTATGGTCCGAATCCTGGGAAGAACGGTCCGAATCCTGGGAAGAACGGTGCCTTAAATCCTGGGAAGTATGGTCCGAATGTTGGTGGGAAGAACGGTGGGAAGAATGGGAAGTACGGTGGGAAGAATGGGAAGAACGGTGGGAAGAACGGTGGGAAGAACGGTGGGAAGAATGGTGGGAAGAATGGGAAGAACGGTGGGAAGAACGGGAAGAATGGTGGGAAGAAAGGCGGGAAGAACGGGAAGAACGGTGCTATGGTAGTAATATTAGCACTATTATTTGAAGCCAAAGAAGTTCCATTAGCATTAGTTGCTGTAGCTGAATATGTTTGAGAAGTATTTGCTGTATCAGCAATAACTACAGAAGTTGCATTAGCCGCTAAATTTCCAGATGAAGATCCATCTGATCCAGTAACATTATGCCGTGTTAATGCAGATCCTCCAGAAGCTCCTATTTGCCAGTTAATTGTATTTTGATTAACACCAGCAGTTGCAGTAAGTGATTGTGGCGCTTGAGGAACTGTGCTTACTGTAACTGCTGATGAAGCAATTGAAACAAGAGAGGTTCCAGCAGCATTTGATGCTGTCATTGTAAATGTTGGATTTGCTGTTGATGCAAAGCCAGTTACAGTAATTGGAGATGATGATCCAGTTGCTGTTTGTCCAGTGCTAGCTGTTATAGTATAAGATGTTGCTGGTGGAGATGCTGCTGGCAAAGAGAAAGTTAATATTACGGCTCCGTTGTTGTAAGGCCGATCTGTTCCGACGTTTGTAACACTATCAATTATTGGTCTGCTTGGCTCCAAAAAATTGTCTTGCGCCGAAGATTTTCTACCTATTCTTTTGTTTGCCATTTATTTAACCCCTGTCTTTAATTTTTTCATTACGCTGTTAGATCTCCAGCTAGTAACCAAGTGTCTGTTGCAACCTTAGTCAATGTTGCTGATGAATATGTTGTTCTTAATTTTAATCCTGGTGTAGCTTGGATTGTAACTCCACCTGCTCCAGCAAAACTTGCAGCAGTTCCTGCTGATTGATAAAAATCAATTGAAGTTCCAACTGGGAATGCTGTTGTTGCATTTGTTGGCACAGTTACAACATGTGTTCCTGATATTGGAATTAATTGATCTCTCAATGTAAGTCCACCTGTTGAAAGGTTATATGCTGCAGATATTGTTGTTCCAATTGTTGTAAGTGATGGGACACCAGCTTTTGTTTGAGTACCATCTGTAAATGCTACTCCAGATGCTGCAACTGTTACTGTACCAGTAAATGTAGGTGAAGCAAGCGGTGCGAATCCTGAAATGCTTGCGCCTGCTGGTATGGTAACTGTTCCTGTAAATGTTGGTGAATCTGTTGGTGCTAATACGGAATATGTTGTTCCATCGTTTGTAAACTCCCATTTATCAGAAGACTCGTTCCATCGAATCTGAACTGCATTTGAATCTCCACGCATAACTCTTATTCCTGAATTCTCTGTTGGAGCTCCAGTGGTAAAATTGCTATTTAGATCAATGATGTTGTCAGCCAAAGAAATTGTTTCTGTATTAACGCTTGTGGTTGTTCCGTTTACTGTAAAGTTTCCAGTAACAACTAGGTTTCCATTTACTTCTGCGTTATCGTTAAGATAAACTTTTCCTGTACCATTTCCTGATAGAGATAGGTCTGTATTTAATGACTTGCTTGCTAATGTATCTGACTTTAGACCATTGCTAAAGCTAATTCCATTACCGTCAGCACTTGAGAAATTAGCTCCTGCTTCTACAACTAGAGGGCCTTTAATATTAACAGAACCAGTTCCTGTTGGGTCTAGCTCAATATTACCGCTTCCGCTTGTTCTTAATCCTAGGTTTTCATCAGGATCAGCAGAAATAACGATTGCTCCTGATTCATCCTGAATAACTTTCTGACCATTAACATAAAGTGATCCTGGACCTACGTAAATATCTTTCCACATCTTTGTAGGAGAACCTAGATCGTAAACGTTATCTGTACCTGGAACTATGCTTCCGCCTGCTGTTACTGTTGGAAGAACTACTGTGCCAGTAAATGTTGGAGAAGCAAGATTTGCTTTTAATCCAAATGAGGTGCTAAGCCCATCAATTTTTGATTGAGCAATTGCTGCTGATGGATTTATATCAGCATTTACAATTGTGTCTGGTGCAATCTTTCCAGTTGTTACTGCATCATTTGCAATTTTTCCAGTTGTTATTGCTGAATCTGCAATTTTTCCAGTTGTTATTGCTAAATCTGCAACATCTGCTGTTGCAACCGCTCCATCAGCAATCATTCCAGATGTAACTGTTCCTGCTGGAAGTGTTACTGTGCCAGTAAATGTTGGAGAAGCTAGTGGTGCTTTAAGATCAATCTGTGTTTGAATGTTTGAGCTTGCTCCATTAAGAAGATCTAGCTCAACTGATGAAATATTTCCAATGCTTGTTGTTGCAGGAAGAGATACCGTTCCTGTAAATGTTGGTGAAGCAAGTGGGGCGTATGTAGTTGCTGCTGTTGCTGAAGCCAACTTAGCATCAATCTGTGTTTGAATGTTTGAGTTTGCTCCGTTAAGAAGCTCTATCTCTTCTGCTGAGATATTTCCAATGCTTGTTGTTGCAGGAAGAGATACTGTTCCAGTAAATGTTGGTGCTGCAAGTGGGGCGTATGTAGTTGCTGCTGTTGCTGAAGCCAACTTAGCATCAATCTGAGTCTGTACGTTTGCTGTAACTCCGTTAAGAAGCTCTAGCTCAGTTGATGAAACCAAGCCTATGCTTGTTGTTGCAGGAAGAGATACTGTTCCAGTAAATGTTGGTGAAGCAGAAGGTGCCTTAGCATCAATCTGAGTCTGTACGTTTGCTGTAACTCCGTTTATCAGCTGCATTTCATCTGCAGAAACATTTCCAATGCTTGTAGTTATTGGAAGAGAAAATGTTCCAGTAAATGTTGGGGCATCAATTGTTGGAGCATTAATTGTTTTATTAGTTAGAGTTTGAGTTTCAGTTGTTCCAACAACTGTTCCTGGAAGAGTTTTTCCTAAAACTGTGCTTACTGTTAAAACGTCAATATTGTTTATCTTAACAGCCTTGTCTCCAGGAATATTAATATTTTCTGAAATATCCCATGCTGATTTTGCAAGGCTATACTTGATTGATTTATCAGTTGTTCCCTTTAGAATTATTCCGCCTTGATCTGCAGCGGCATCAGTTGGTGTTGCTGTTTGTCCTAAAACAATATCTTTATCTTGAACTGTAAGTGTGGTTGAGTTAATTGTTGATGTTGATCCATTTACTGTCAAGTTTCCAGAAAGTGTTAGGTTAACTGCAGTAGCGTCTCCAGTAAGTGCTGGTGAATTTAATGGGGCTTTTAAAGCAATTGCTGATAATGCTGCAAGTGAGACTGGCTTATTTTCATCTGAAGTATTATCAACATTAGACAAGCCAACATCTGATTTAGTAATTCCAGTTGGGGTATTTATTGCTGGAGATGTAAGAGTCTTATTTGTAAGAGTTTGTGTTCCTGTTGTAGTCGCAAGTATGCTTGTGTCTGCAATGCCATGTACTGCTGTTGTGTCTGCTTCGTGTGTTGCAATTGCTGCTGATATAGCAGCTGTCGCTGATATTTCTCGCCAGTTACCATTTGTGCTTGCAGGGGAAGAAGCGAGTACATATGTTGTACCATTATCTGATTGAATTGCAATATCGCCAGGTTCTGCGGTTAAAGCTAAACGTGCAGCTTGGTTTGCTGCTGAAGAAACTGTTACTTTAGCAAGTGGAGGTAGCTGTGCTGAAGGGATAAATCCTGATGAGTCTAGTGAAGCGACTCCGTTTGCAACACCTTTTGTACTTAAAAGAATATAGTCGTCTACTGTTTGAGAGAGAGCATAACTTAGTGAATTCCAAGCGGTGCTTCCATCTCCAAATTTAAATGTATTAGTATCTGTTTCAATACCAATTTCTCCAGCTGCTAGGGTTGGATTTGCTGCGACCCATTGAGCTTCTGTGCCTCTTCTTAACTGTAATCTTACTGTTGCCATTTTGTTACCCCTTATATATTTTATTTATACTGCTTATTGTATCATTTATTGCTTTAAGATATGACTCCAGAGTCAAAAACCATAGAAACATCGGCATCTGTAGAGGATGGCGATCCACCATCTACAAATTTGCTTGTTCCTTCAGGGCTAACTCCATTTCCCTGTACTGTGTATATTGGTGCTCCGTTATAGTCAATGGCTAGACCAATATCCATAAAAGTAACCTGTGTACTTGTATCTGGAATATCTGAATTAAAAGCTATTGGAACCCATGTTCCATTTAGCTGTATTTGTAGCTTGTTTGTTGCTGTATCAAATCTAAGGGGTGTTGTTCCTAAAACGACGTTAGACCCAAATGTGGCAGTACCTGCTACATTGAGTCCATTTTTTACTCTAAAGTTTTTATCTGTTGTTGCCATTTAAGTTCACATATCCCCTAAGTGTTTTGGTGGGGGATTTTTAAGGAATCCCCCAAAACCTTTATTAAATTATTTAATTAGTGTTCCAACAACGACAACTTCAGTGTTAGCGTTTGCTGGTGTTACTCTAACTCTTACATCTGTTCCAGAATAATCTGCTGTTACTGCAGCCAATTCTGTTCCGTTTGAATATGTAATTCCATATTCAGAAACTGCTACGTTATTTGCAGTATCAAGTGTTACTACTAGATCAGAAACCTGAGTGTGAACACCATTCTTTACCTTAACAACAAGCTTAGCGCTTCTGTAGTCTGTTGCGGTCCACGCAATAGCTGTTGTTTCTGCTGCTACTGCAATATTTCCAGTTGTTGCTGCAACTTGCTTAGCAACAGAGTTGTAATTAATTGCTGTAAATGCTGTAGTTCCATTTTGCTGTGCTGTGTTAGCTGCTGCTGCAGTTGCTTCTGCTGCTGCTTGAGCTGCGTTAGCCTTTGTAGTAGCATCTGTTGCTGCTGCTGAGATAGCTGCTGCTTGAGCTGCGTTAGCCTTTGTAGTAGCATCTGTTGCTGCTGCTGAGATAGCTGCTGCTTGAGCTGCGTTAGCCTTTGTAGTAGCATCTGTTGCTGCTGCTGAGATAGCTGCTGCTTGAGCTGCGTTAGCCTTAGATGTTGCGTCTGCTGCTGCAGTTGATACTGAAGCTGCGTCTCCTGATACTCTAAGTGCTGCTTCTGCTGCTACCTTAGATGTTGCATCTGCTGCTGCAGTTGCTTCTGCTGCTGATTGAGCTGCATCTGCTTCTGCTTTTGCAAATGCTGTGGTTGCAATCTGAGTTGTATTAGTATCTGCTGCTGCAGTAGGTGCTGTAGGTGTACCAGTAAGTGCTGGTGAAGCAAGTGGAGCTTTTGCTGACAAAGCAGTTGTCATTGTTGTTGCATAGTTTGCATCATCATTGATTGCTGCGGCTAATTCATTTAATGTGTCGAGAAGCTCTGGCGCACCAGTTGTTAGTACGCTTACTGCTGAAGAAATTGCTGTATTTCGGTCTGTAACCTCTGTTGCAATTGCTGTTGAAATTGCTGATGCTGAAGCTGAAGCTGCTGCAGAAATTGCTGCTGCTTGAGCTGCGTTAGCCTTTGTAGTAGCATCTGTTGCTGCTGCTGAGATAGCTGCTGCTTGAGCTGCGTTAGCCTTTGTAGTAGCATCTGTTGCTGCTGCTGAGATAGCTTCTGACTTAGCTGTTGTTGCCTTTGTAGTAGCATCTGCTGCTGCTGCTGAGATAGCTTCTGACTTAGCTGTTGCTGCTTTTGTAGTAGCGTCTGCTGCTGCTGCTGAGATAGCTGCTGCCTGAGCTGCGTTAGCCTTAGATGTTGCGTCTGCTGCTGCAGTTGATACTGAAGCTGCGTCTCCTGATACTCTAAGTGCTGCTTCTGCTGCTACCTTAGATGTTGCATCTGATGCTGCTGCTGCAATTGCTGCTGATTGTGCTCCTGCTGCTGAGCCTGCTGCATCGTATGCTGCTGCTGTTGCTGAAAGTGCACGAGCATTTGTGAAGTAAAGGTTTGCGCCTTCTGCAAGGTCGTCTGTGTCATGATTTGAAAGACTTGAAACGGTACCTGTTACGTTACCAACAAATGTTGCAGTAATTGTTCCTGCAGCAAAGTTTCCATTGGCGTCACGCTTTACAACCTTATTAGCTTCGTTAGCTGCGGTAGCTGTACCACCAATAAGACTTACAATGTAGTCTTGGTCTGCTTGGGCTTTTGTTAATACATTAAAGCCGCCAACGGTAGCGGTACTACCCTCAACGATAAGCCCATTTTTAATTCTAAAGTTTTTATTTACTGTTGCCATTTATATGACTCCCTTTACTGCTTTTTTATGCTTTTAATGCTGTTCTAAAATATCTTACTTTTATTGATCCTGAAACAGGAGTTACACATAGACTTATTATACCGCTATTTTCTTCAAAAGTAACGGTAGCAAGCGATTGATCTGTGTTTGACACCATGTCTGATTCTGATATATAAACATCAGTTCCGTCGTTTAACAAAAGTATAGTTGATGTAGATGTTAAGTTGCCAACAGACTTGTGAATCTGCAGTGAGTACCGAGCTGTCTTGTATACTGTCTTTGAAAATGAGTCTATAGCGGTTTTGTTTTCTATTCCGTCTATAGTTAGATCGTTGTTTCCATCTAAGCCTAAAAGCTCTGAAGCATTCTCTGCATCTAGAGTAGCCAAGCTTGTTTGAAGCTGGCTTACTTTATAGTCTATTGAGTTTACATCTGTTGATCCGTTTACGCCAAGCTTACTTTCAATTGCCTCAATTGCATCATTGACGTTACCATGCAGTGTTGCATGGCCTTCCATTGATTCAGTTGCGGCAGGATTAGTAAGGTTATCTTTTGATGTAGGGTAATTAGTCGCCAATTTGTCCTCCATCCAACAATGTTAGTTCTGTATAGCTTGCATTTGTATACGATGATGTTGGAGTACCACCGTCTATGCCAATTATAGCAGGATTAGTTTCTAATACGCCAGCATTATTGTTAATATCTTCAGAAAAGTTTATTGTTTCTTGAAGGTTAACTGTATGTACATTTCCATCATAGGAATGTGTATGCATATAGAATGGGGCGGGATCAGTAGAGCCAGGAGTTAAGTCAACCCACACTGCACCGTTGTATATTTTAATGTTTTTACTTGTTACATTAAAGTATACATCTCCAGATGATCCCGCAATGGGATCTTCTGCAAGTGTGAGTAGATTTAGTAATGACTTAAACTTTTTGGCCATTTGAAATCCTTATCCTATTACAACTACTCTATATTCTCCAGATGCTGGTGCAACTGCAAATTTAATAGTTACTACTGAATCTGATGTGTGCTCAACATCTGCCTCTATTTGTGCATATGGTGAAGCAACTTCATAAATGGCAGTCACTATGTCTTTTGTACCTAAATTGTGACTTACTGTATAAGATGTTGCTGAAGTGTTTAGCGTAGTCTTATATTTTCTTGTTATCTCATGATAATTTGTGCCATCATTTGTTAATGTCCATTGGTCTGCCGTTTCGTTCCACAAAAGCTCTACATCTGCAGAGGTTCCACGGTTTACCTTAAGGCCAGCATCTGCTGACGGGGCTCCTGTTACGTTTGTGTTAAGAACTACTTTATTATCAACAATATTAACTTCTGTTGTACTTATTGAGTTAATAGATCCTTGAACATCAAGGTTTCCACCAATGCTTAAGTTACCAGTAATTGATACATCATCTGGCAATCCAATAGTTACTGCTGCGGATTCTGATCCAGAGCCTGATACTGTAATTTCTCCAGATGTTCCTGCAATTGTTGAAACATAGCTTCCAGTTGTATCAGTTCCGAGGGCAACTGAGTTTGGCTCAATTGTAGTTGATATTGTAACATCACCCAAATTGGTCATTGTTGCAGAACCAGTTACATCTCCTGAAAGTGTAATTACTGGATCTTTATTAAGAGACACTGCTCCTGCTGTAACTGTAAAGTCTGTTGAGCTAAATGAAGCTACACCCTTATTTGTATAGGTTGCATCTTCTGCAGATACCGTAATTGTATTATTTGTTACCGCTACATCGATACCTTCTCCGCCAGCAACTGTAAGTGTGTCTGTAAGAAGATCAACTGTATCCGTTCCAGTATCTCCAGCAACTGAAAGGTTAGTTGCTACGTTTACTGTTCCTGCTGCAGTTAAACGACCTTGAGCGTCAACTGTAAATGTAGGAATTGCTGTTGTTGATCCATATGAACCAGCAGTTACAGATGTATTGTCTAAATCAATTGTTGTTGTTCCAGCTGGGTCACCGTATGTTGCTGTTAGCCCAACTCCGCCAACAATAGAAGCACCAATTACATCTTGTATAACCTCTGTGGAGCCAGACATTGGCATCCATGGACCGTTAGGTGATGATAGTCCATTGTAGTAATACATGGTGCTATTTGATGTATCGTAGTAAATCTGTCCAACTACTGGGTTTGAAGGCGCTGAGCCTAAGTTTTGGATTCTAGCATTGAGCAACTCATTCTTGTTGAGATCAACGCTAACTAAAAATTTTCTTGCCATTTGCTATCTCCTTATGACAGGTATGCTGTCCCTGAAAATGGTTGAGCCATTGTCAGTGTTATTTGGTTAGTGCTATTGTAATCTATTCCAGTTTCTAAAATATCTCCTGCGCTTGATTTGACTGTAACGTTTGGTTGATACCCAAGCCCATGACTAATAACAACAGAATACACTCCTAGGGTTGGCCCAGTAACCTGAGCAAGCTCCCAAGAATAAGCTAGCGTATTGTTTGTTAAAAATATTTTCCTTGATCCTGACCATGTTACATCAGAAACCTTTGGTCCGTGAAAAGCAGAAGATACCGTGTCATAATAAAAATCTCCAGTAAGTCCTAAATTTGCTGCTGGATCTCCAGATCCATTTAGAATAGTTCTTCCTCTTGGGCCTTGTGGTCCAGGTGAAGAGATTATGACTTTGTTTATTTGCTCTTTAACAACTACGGACTCTACCATTATATAGTCACCGACCTATTTAGGGTTATAAACCCTTCAAGGAGTTTTATTTTATTCGCATTAGTATCTACGACCATAATGTCATATACTGACTTTGGGTAAAAGAGTTTATTTGTTTGAGTTGGTGTAAGAGTTACTGTTACTTTTCCAAGTGGGCCATTTATTACTATTCCACCACTTGGAGATGTTAAAGTTACTGCTAACTTTGTTCCACCTTTTACATCACGTATCTGCATTTTTGCAGATGCGCCAGTAAGATCAATCGCATTATCATTGTCGTCTTTATATTCTACTACAAAGCTAAATGTTGCATTCTGATCTACTTCGAAATTCTTTTGTCCTGCCATTTGCCATAGTCTCCTAAATAGGAATACTCCTGTACTAATTCTAGCACAGGAGTATTTCTAATTGACTATTTTTTACTTTTTGGTAAATCCGAACGATGGCTCGTTTGGATTAAGTGCTTTCAAAATTACGGGTGCTGTGGCAGCAAATCCGCCAAGTAGTAGGTCTCTTGGACTAGTGTTGCCAGTCATATATAGAGCAATTGCTGCTCCTAGAAAATGACGTCCATAACTTGCTAGTGCTGCTAGAATCTTCTCTTGCATTGTAACCTTTCCATCTCCATTAAGATCTTCTTTAGCTTTTGCCATTTTTGATCCTCCTTATTTCTAGGCAGGAAGCCTAGGAATTTTGAGCCTTAGCCCAATTCTATAATTGTACCACTATGCGCTAATATCTACCAATTCGCAATTTCCATCAGAGCTACAGGCAAGTGTTGAGTTTGTAGAAGTTCCATCCTCTGTCTCATAGAAAGATAGATCTTCCCAGCGAATGTTTTTAGGCATTTTTGCAACAAGGGATTCATACTCTGCTTTTTCTACTTCTTGATACGGAGCCTGCTTGTATGAGTGATCTGAATGCGGTAAAAATGAAATTCCAGACACTTCGTCAAAATGCTTGTATACCCAAGCTCCTACTTCCATCCATTCATCTTCTTTGACAGAAACGGTAATTGAAGGCTTATGTTCACACCAAGCACGTTGGTAAACTAGCCAAATATTTAGATGCTCAATAGCCGTTAAATCATTTCTTACAATTGCGCCTTCTGGTGCTTTTACTGGAAAAGAAAAAACATATGTTTCGTTTGGTTTCATAACATCATCTTCTACTGGAATTCCAACTTCTTTAAGAAATACAGAAATTGGATCACCCTTTGAGCCACGAACAGTTCTAATGTAGTAAGGAGAATGCCAAGCATGCATACCAGAAGAAACTCCAACTAGTTGAGACACGGTTCCTGATGGCTTTACACAAGTAATAGCTGCAGATTCTGGGATTCCAATTTTGTCTGCTTCTTTTTTATTTGTTTCTCTTGCTGATTCTCTAAGAGTCATTAAAAATGCTTCTAATGAAACAAGATCCTCTTTGCCTGACATAAACTTGTGTCCAAATTGCCCAGTTAAAGAAACTCCTAGTAGGCGCTCTTCTTCGGTGTTGTCTTTCCAAATTTTTCTAAGATACTTAAAGTCTGTAAGCGTTGATTGCCATGTTCCAAGGATAGTTGCAAGCTCAACCTTGCGTTCAATATCTTTCTTTGTATCACTTTCACGTAAAACGACTTCTGAAAGATTACAAAACTGGTAAGGACGTAAAATAATTTCTGAACAGGGATTAGTTCCGTAGTGTATATCTGGATCTCTTCTTCCAAATTTTGCTGCCTGGGCTTGAGCTGCGGCCACATTGTATATACCTCGCTCTCCTGATTTTGAATCATAAAGTGATTTCCATTCTGCAATAAACTGTTCCATATCTGGTTTGCGTGAGTACGCAACAGAATTATTTGACAATGCTCGCTGTGGGCTTTGCTCCCACCAGTTTCCTGATTTAGCTTGTGCCATTTCTATGTCGTTAATATTTGAAAGAGAAATCATTGCTGAGCGACGAACTCCGCCTACAACAACAACTTCACCAATCTTGCACATAATGTCGTGGCATTCAATTGGCTTAAGGCTTCTTCCTGTAGCATTTTTAAACTTTGCAATTGTAAAATCAAAAAGGTTCACCAGAGGCTGTGGACCAGATGATCTTCCACCCATTGTTTTAAGTCTTGCGCCTGCGGGACGAACTTTAGAAACATCTATTGCAGGAATCTGTCCTGACCAAAGTAGCGCTAGCAATTCACGGTATGCTTTTGCCCAACCCTGCTTTGAATCTTCTACTGTAATTACTGTAGTTGATTTTTCTAATGTTTCTGGGACGGCAGGAAGTTTATTAATATATTTATACTCAACAGAAAATCCTACACCTGTACCGCACATAAGAATGTACATTGTCTCATCAAATGAACGTGGTGAATCAACTGGAAGGAATGCACAATTGTACCCAGCTACATTATCTCTATCTAACGCTGCTCCTGAAGTCATCACGGAGCGCATTGAGGGCATGACATTTCTTTGAAATACACCGTCTTTTAATTCCGCTACAAGCTTCTCAGTTGGAATGTAATTGTGGTTTTGCTTTAGATGATTTAGCATATAATCAAAATATCTATCTACTGTTTCACCCCACGTTTCACGACGGTTCTCTTCTGGAATCCATCTAGCATAACGCGATAACGCAATAAAATTTTCGTAAGGGTTTGCAATAGTATTTGACATTTATAGTACCTGTTTCTCCGCCTAGCGGTCTAATTTAATTTAAGTAGAGTCCTATTCTACCAAACTTTTTTACGCATGGGAAGGGCATTAAATTAAAAGTAAAGAAAACAGCTTTATTATTAGTTAACTAAAACAAATATAACATGAACTCTAGGTTGACAGATTAAACTTTTTAATGGTATTCTTAGAGTTCGTTATCTCTATTGGAGGAAATGCCTATGGAGAATATAAAAGAAAAACTTAGCGATGTTTTACATCACTACGTTGCAATAGCAGTAGCTGTACTGTTTTTATTTACTGGTCAACCAGAAATAATGCAATCAGCATCTGCACTGGTTGTAAAACCAGAAGTAAAAACCGAAGCACAACTTGACAAGGAAACGCTGAAGCAATTCAGTAATACTGTGTGGAAACCGTCTGAATCTTTAACAGATAAAGAATTGGTTGAACTTCTCAAAGCTGTAGGCTTTGAGGGTAGCGCCCTTAAAATGGCGTGGGCCGTAGCTAAAAAAGAGTCTAATGGACGCCCAATGGCTTATAACGGCAACATAAAAACTGGAGACAGCTCTTATGGAATTTTTCAGATTAACATGTTGGGAAACCTAGGTGATGATCGTAAAGAAAAGTTCAAACTGGACAGTAACTATTCGTTATTTGATCCAGCAATCAACGCAGAGATAACGTATTATATGACCAATGGCGGTCAAGATTGGTCGTCATGGAAAGGTTTAACTTCTCGAACAAAAGAGTGGCTAAACAAATTTCCATCTAAAAGTTAGAAAGGATTTACTATTAAGATACAATTAGTATCTGAATATCTGAGCCTTTCAAGAGAAGGTCTTGTTTCAGAAATGGCTTGTCCATTAGATCAAGGCCTTCTCTTTTCTAACACAGACAACGAAGATAAAATTTTTATTTATTGTATTTCATGTAAATACAAAAGTTATATAGGTACAGCCTTATATAACAAAATGGCGAAAGAAATAGCAAATGCAAATACAAAGTAAGTTTGATAAAGATCTTGTTATGGATATGTCTGCTAGTATTCCATGTGCACATATTCCTAGGGCTTTTCTTGCTGAGAAAGCTTTAAATACAATTCAGGCTTATCTTGAATTAGCTAAAACTCGTGGGCTAAATACAATTGATGAAGTCCTTGAAGATATAAAAGTAAAAAATGACTGAAACTAATTCTAGTAATTTAGAAGACAACCTTCCTATGGTAAATTACATAATGCTTCATAGAATATATGACGTATTATGCCTAATAGCAAAGCAGGGTGGGGATGTTAAAGAAATAGAGAAAATGGTAGAATATCACAAAGAAGGATTCTTGCTGGGACCTTCCCCAGCATTTATTTCTGAGGAGAATAATGAATAGAGAAGAAATAATCGACCTCATGACTGAGGTTTTTAGCGAAACAAATAAGAGCATGGCTCTGGCAAGCGGTATGGAAGAAGCTGAAGTAAATAAATTTATTGAGCAAAGCACTCCTTCTATTAATCATGCCCTGAGTGCTGTTTATGACGTACTTTTTGAAAAAGAACTCGTAAAATAGTATTGCTTTGTCAAAAAACATGTAATACAATATAAGTGTGTGATATTAATTACACTATGCGGATATAACGCAACAAATACCCTAAAGGATCCGCCTCCTTTAGGGTTTTTTGTTTAAGGAGTAAAATGGACTCGTATTTAAGCAGATGGATAGAAGATGAAGAATTTGTAAAACTACATAATGATTTTAATTTAATATGTAACATAAACAATGTAATGGATAATGCATTATACGCAAGAATATACATGCTTAGACAATTAGCAAAGCATCAATCTGTAGTAAATCCTAATTTAAGCTTTGCTGAAACTGGTGTCTATGCGGGAATGACAATGTTTTTCACCGCAGAGTATTGCAATAAATCTTTTCTTGGAATTGATTCTTGGGAAGGTGTTTCCGAGCCAGGCGAGTTTGATACAGAATATTTTAAAACAGTAAAATTAAAATCTGAAATGGCGTGGGCAAAAAACAACCTTTCAAGATACAAAAATGTAGAATTAAAAAAGGGGTGGATCCCAGAAGTCTTCAAAGATATAGAAGACAGGACATACTCATTTGTACATGTAGATGTAGACCTATATGAACCCACAAAAGAATCAATAGAATATTTTTGGCCTAAAATGGTTTCTGGTGGAGTATTAATATGTGATGATTATGGATCCTATAAAACAGAAGGTGCCAGAAAAGCTGTTAATGACTCTTTTGAAAAACATAACATACTTGAGCTTCCTACTGGCCAAGCTATTATATGGAAAAAATGATACAATAATACTATGACTACTTGGATGAAAAAAGAATTTGAAGAAAGCGGATATACAGTAGAAACTCCTATTGAAGGACTACTTGTTGTTAAAAATTTTATAACACCAGGAGAAATTCAGGAGTATAAAGATATTATTGAAAACACCACTGAAGAAGAGTGGGATGTATGGTATATGGATCAGTTAAAAGTTTTTTGTAAACATAAATTTGGAAGAGAAGACGTAGACAACCTAGTTAAAGAAGGCCTTTACGAAATAACATCCAATTGGAACGATAAAAATCTTTCTTTTATAAATTCAGAAATCCATAGAAGAGTAGATAAAAGATTTAACGAAGTTCTTGAAAAAACTAAAGAAGATTTAATCTTGAGTGGTTTTTATTTTATTCAAAGAATGTACGATGGAACTCAGCTGGTTTCTCATCATGATCAAAACACAGATGGCTCAGTCGAACACGCTGCGGTTATCTATATAAACAATGACTACAATGGTGGTGAAATTTTTTGGGCTCATAAAGATTTTGAAATGACTCCAGAGCCTGGCGATCTTTTATTGTTTGGTGGAGATCCCGAATGGGAACATGGCGTAAGGTTTGTAACAGCAGGACCTATGAGATATGTTCTTCCAGGGTTTATAAAAGTACCTAACTTTTACAAGCCACCTAAATTTTTTCCTAATTAATTTTTGTTAAGATAGGGTAACGCACAAAATAAGAGAATCTTCTTCTCCTGAATTTGATATCTCTTCATTAAAAGGGCTTGTAAGAATGCAGTATGCTTCATTAGCAACAAAAGTTTTTTCTGGGAAAGTGTTTGTCTTTAAACTTCCGTCTAATACAATAAAAAGCTTATACTGTTCATCGCTGTCATCCAATACTTCTGATTCATAAAAAACACTATTTTCATACGTAAATGGTTCAGAGTTAGAGTAAGCAATTGTATAATATTTGCTGACTGTTGGGAAAGAACCATTTTTTGTCTGAAAAAGATCTGCAAGTTTTGTTCTAGTTTCAACAAAAATAGGTTTTACTAAAAATCTTGAATGAGAATAAACAGTCTTAGTCACATTACCATCAACTTCAACATGCTTCTCTTCATCTGTTGCAGTATTAAGCCAATCTTTGAGTGCAGATACATCTGCTTCCGTCATAGTGAGCATATGGATTTCTTTTGCTGCACTTTCTGAAGAAGTGATTGCTGGTTCATCTCCAGCGTGAGTTACGTCGTCTAGTATTCCCATTAGTTTGCTACCTTCCATTCTTGAAATGCTTGAATATCTTCTTGTGTTCCAAAATTTGTAACTAAATACTCTTGAGATTCTCTGATCTTTGCAATCTGATCTTCTTCAGACAATTCTGCAAGTCCTAGGTTTTCCTGGTATGCAAGTGTTAGCTTTCCATCTTTAATTGCTTCATCAGAGTCTGATTCAGACATGGATTCGTTTGCTGCTTTAAATTCTGCAATTAATGCAATATCAAACTTTGCCCAAATTGCTTGAACCTTGTCGGCATCAAGTGTGTTAAAAAATCTCATTGTGTATCTCCTTTAAATTTTAAGAATAAGTACATTATACCGTAATATCTACACAGATACAATCTATAAAAGTGCGGCGAAAAGTGAGCCGAAAATTAGAGACCATAATCCTGTATTCTTTTTAACATCGCTATATACTCGTCCAATTGCTTCTCAGTAGGCCCTATATTATCTTCTGCTGGTACACCAGCATATACGATAAAAAAGAGGGCGGAAAGAGGAACATCATAGGCTAGCATAGTAATATTATACTCTATGTTTCACGTGAAACCAAGGAAATCTATATATTAAAAAATAGGAAGATAGCTAGAGCAAAGAAACACAAAGCAATAAACTTTATCTTCTTTTTTCTTGGCCATTCATCTGGCACTCTTACTTGATCCATATTCTACTCCTTTGTAGGCCTATTGGGATTTGAACCCAAAGTCGATTGCATATAAGACAATTGCTTTAACCAGATTAAGCTATAGGCCCTTATATTAGCCTATTATCTGGTACATAATACCAAGGATAAAAGTAATTACAGTTACTATGGCTATTGCCAAAAGAAGTTTCACTGTTCTACCCCCGTTTTTTTAAAAATTGAATCTACGGTTTCATCCATAGAATCATCTATTGTTCTGCCATGTTCTTTTGAACAGTTTCCACATTCTCTACACATAATCTTAGCTTAACTCAAAGAAATGAGAGAGTATGTTTACACGTGTTCCAGATTTGACTTTTTTAACAGCATGTCTTGTGTGATATCCTGGAAATAGTACCAAGGAACCAGCTTTAGGTTTTAAATCTATAGTATAATTTTCACCTAAATTTAGCTCTCCCCCTTCATAATCATCATTTAGAAAAAATGAAGCTACATAGGTTTTACTTTTAAGATCTTCAACTGCTTGGTATTTATCTCTATCATCCTTATGAGAGTCAAGATGGGATCCTGATCTCATTAAATTGGCATGTGACCTATTTAAAGTAAAATCTCCTTCTATATCATATTGATTCAGAAAGAAATTGTACGAGAAAAATAACATCTCACGTATCTTATCTAGTGGATCAAACTCTAATTTAAATTCAGTTGACTGAAAAAATTCTGCATTACCACCAAAAGAAATATATCCCCAAGATTCTCTATTTGGATCTTGAAGTTGATTCTCAAGGAAATAGTCAGATAAGTACTTAGCATATTCTGGATCTATGAAATTTTCGATTATATGATAATCAATATCTTTTAGTTCTTTATTCATAGTTGTCTCCATATATCTTTATGTTTTTTAATAGTTTATCTGGGGATATTAGATTTTAGGAAAGCCCCCCTACCCCCCAAATTTTTTCTTTTTGGAAAGATAGAGAAAGCAATTCCTGGAACATATATCAACAGATGTTATCTGGTACATATTGAGTTTCAGGGTAAGCCCCCCACAAAGCAAACTAAGTGTAGCATTTTACTTTTACCAAAGTCAATAGCTTTTATAACAGCTATGTTGATCAAGTAGTATCTTACCATATTCCCCGCCATATATTCTAGTTGACTGCTTTTTCAGATTTAAGAAAATGTTAATATATTTTTTACATGTATGATACACAATTTAGGCAAAACGGACATTTGGGATAGTGCGCCCATGTTTTAGGGTGTTTTGTGATGTATCTCACACGATTATTTTGTGACTTACACCACAATGTCCGAATTATACGCATTTATAAGTTGCTATTTGTCAGACCCCCCTGCTATGCTTAAGGTATAACAAACAAACGAAAGGAAGTTAAAATGACTTCACTAACATTAGAACAAAAGATTGCTAAGGCTGCTCACATGATAGCAGACGGAGAGTGTGTATCCTTTAGAGGTGCCTCATTCGATACATACATGAAGGTTGAGCAACTTGCTAACCGCATTAAGCAAGAACGAGAGTTTCCTCAATGCCCATGCGGAGAGTGTGACTAACCTCACACCTCACAAGGTGCGTGTCGCCTTGATAATGTCAGCCCAATAGGCTACAATTCCATTATAACCAACTAACGAAAGAAGAACAGTAAATGACAATCACATACACAATCTGGGACGGCTCACAATTCCTCGGATACCAAACCGCTAATAGCGTAGATGAGATGACTAAGACAGTTAAAGATTTACAGAAGATTTCTAAAAATGTCGTAGCACACATGCGAAAGGTAGAAACTAAATAATGACACTAGAAGAATACAAACAAATGGTAGAGGCGCAACGCCTTGCCTCTCTAGCCGTAGCGCTAGAGGCACTAACTAAGTCAAACGCTATTGCTAAGGAGATGAATAAGTAATGTCATACGCATACTCATACGAAACTAACAGCGTATCTAAATGGGATACTATCCAAGAAGATGTCGCAGACGCATACTCATACCTTGATGAGGTAGATGAGGAACAACCTCCACTAGATGAGTTTAATGATGAAGATACAGACGAACTAGCAAAACTATACTCACTTACATGGGAGGGCT